CGCCCGCCATAATCCCCCTGCCGTCCCGTCCGTATATATACACGTGCGTGCGAGCGTATATATACACGCCCCGCCTTCCTGCGACACGTGCCCGTATATAACACGCCCGCCTCTCCCGCCTCTCCTGCTTGCCTGCCTGCCCCCGCCTGCCCGTGCTACCCCTGTTAAGAGCGAGGTAATGAGGGAGAGCCCCCCCGTGCGTAAAAGACAAAACCGACGAAGGAGGTTTTGTTATTGGGTGTCCTGCCCGAAATGAAACTTTTTCCAACGTCCTCCTGCGTTTAGGGCCTTCATTAGAGGCGTGTATATATACGGGGACCTCGGTCGTAAGGGGGGCCGGGGGGAATTGTTGGGGCCGGGAGAGTGTGGTATACTAGGGCCAGTATCTTAGCAAACCGTCATCAACGGAAAGGGCGGCTGGGAAGGGAGCAGTTGACGAAGGCCTTGTCACTGTTTGTATCCAGTCACGTTACAGGCCGTATACCGAGCTAGACAGGTAGCAAAACTACGGAGCGGTTAGAAATAGTCCCTGAGAGCAACACCTATTCTACGGTGAAAAGCCGTGCAAGATGCTAGTCACACCCCACGTTGCTTTTGTGCTCAGTGGGGTTTGTGGTATAATGGAGTCAGACGTACAACGTCTAACCCTTTCGTTTAAGTTGTAACCTCCACGGTTCTTCTTATGAAAAACGCCCTGCATGGGCGTTTTTGTCATACAACTTTTCTGTGCTACAATAGAATCACAGTTAAAATAAAGGAGCGATTATGAAAGACGCCGACAAAAACAATAAACGGTCAACGACGACCGGTAAACTCGAACTTCGCAAGTTGTGGTCAGTGCCACAGGCGGAGTTTATTTATGCCTTGTTCGTGGAAGTGAAGACGGAGACGGCCGAGATGGAAGATGATAAACCCAACTGGGATAAAATCATCGATACTGACATCTCCTGGCAGACCCCTCAGGGTTATGTAGGCGATGAAGCGTGGGCCAAGAAAACCGCCGAGCACTTTGAGATTGAGTTCCCTAAAGACGAATACAAGGCGGAATAATGGCTGACCTCAACACCATCTTGAAACAAAGAGGGTTGATGTCGCTCGAAGAATACGACGAGATAATGCAGAATCAATCTTTTATCTCCACGGGATATAAGGAGATTGATGAGATTATCTGTCCTGGTTCTGGAGGGTTCCCACGTGGAGCCCTCTCCGAGGTCTACGGAATGTCCAGGTGCGGGAAGTCCCGTTTTGTCCGAGACATCTGTATGCGCCCCGAGCTCAAAGCCCTCTACATTGATACTGAAAACGCTCTCTCCACCAAAGAGTATAACTGGATGAAGGAACACGGGGTGGATATTATCGCCGAGCAACTCCTCGAGAATATCTGGGGCGTGGTGAACGATTCCCTCGAAGCTGGCCTCTACGACATCATCGTCGTTGATTCCATCGGGGCCACCGACTCCCAGGCTGAGAGAGACGACGACAATACTCTCTCTATGTCTACTGCGATGCAGAGGGCGAAGATAATGAGTAAGTGGCTCAGGGGCCTTGGGTCCGTCATCAAGGGGAAGAGGACGGCCTTGGTATTCGTGAACCATTTGAAAGAGGCGGTGGGTGCCTTCGCCGGGTTTGCTAAACCCTGCGGCAAGTCTATCGACTTTCACTCTATGGTCCAGCTCCAGTGCTCTGGCTCAGACTCTTCGATTAACAAGACGAAGAAGGATTTCAACGTGCTCTGTAAGAAGACACGGTATAATATAGTTGGGCAAAAGGCTCACGTTCGTATTGACCTTGACCCCTATAAACCAATAAAGGAGAATTAAATGCTTTACCGCAACCAAACCGACACCATGTCGCAAATCCAACTCTTAGCTCAAATGAGAATCACCACCGTCCCCGAGGCCGTGGCTTTCCTCAGAGCTATGACTCCTATCAACGCTCAAATCGCTCAGGTGCTCCAGAGGGCTTCTATCAACCTTCAGCACCAGGCCCAGGCCCCAGCGACTCCGGCCCCAGCTCCAGTTGAGCCTATTGTTGCTCCTGAACCTGACAAGCCTTTTGAGCCAGAAGACCTCTCTACCGACGAGGGGTTCTCCGAGAAGGAAGTTGAAGAGAAGGTTGCTAAACTAAAGGCCGCTCGTAAATAATGAATACGGCACAGAAGAAAAAGAGCATTGCCCCGCTCTACACCCATTGGAAGAAGTTCTCCAATGAGGAGCTCAGGAATATCCTCCTGGACTTCAAGGAGTGGTGTGCTCAAGGGACCCTGATTATCAACAAGCAGGGCCACGCTGTGCCGTTTATCTTGAATGAAGCTCAGGAAGAGGTGGCGAAGTTAATTCTCTCAAAAGCCTTCGCCCCCATCCCTGAGCCCATCTCTTTGGTGATACACAAGTCCCGTCAGATGGGTATTTCGGTTTTGTTAGCCGCCCTAGAGCAATATCTCGTGGACCGCAAACAAAACCTGAATATCACTCACCTCTTCCCGGACGAGCAACTGGCCTACCAGTTCTTCAACGAGAAGTGGCAACCTCTCGCCGAGGGTAGACACCCCCAGCTCTTACCAGATATGTATCCTACGATTACCCCAGTTCCTTACATCAAGGTGGGGGCTTTCCACGGTAGGGAGATGAACTGCAACATCAAGATTGGTGGGGCAGGTTCTCCTGCCGCCGGGCGTTCCGGCACTCAGCATATCGTTATCCTCGATGAGTATGCTTTCTACCCGAACGTCTCCGCCCTCGAGCGTGGCGTCCTCGCCACCCAGCCGAAGACCGGTATGGTGATGACCATCTACGTCTCCACCGCTAACGGTATGAACTGGTTCTACGATACAGTGAAACAGGCCAAGACCGGGACCCGCATGGAGCATCTCTTCCTTCCGTGGCATATGCTCAAGGAATACGAGATGGACGTGAAAGAGGGCTCCCGGTTCTACAACCTCGACCTCTACCATCCTACGGAATATGACATCAAGCTGATGGACATCTTTGAGAAAGCCGGCTACCCAGTGGAGTCGTGGACCCGTAAACTTGAGTGGTATGACAACATCTTAGAGAAAGAAGCCAAAGGAGACCAGGACTATATGTTCCAGGAATATCCTTCCTGCGAGGAGGAGTCTTTCGAGGTAACTGGCCGCCCTTGCCTCCCCGCCAAGGTGATTAACTACTGGGTGGAGAAGTCTAAGAACGACAAGCTCATCTTCGTTGACCAGTTCTCCCAGATTGACCACCGCACCAAGCGCCCCAAGATTATCATCGCTGAGACCAATAAGTCCGCCGTGAGGATGTGGCAGAAGCCAATGCCCGGCCACCGCTATCTCCTGAGCTGTGACCCATCAGAAGGAGACTACGCCGGCGACCGTTCCGCCTGGGTGATTGTCGATACCAACACCATGGACGAGGTTTGTTTCTCCGCTGACTACCTAGAAGCCGAGGAACTCGCCGACACCCTTATCGCTTACGCCCGTCACTACAACAATGCTGTCATCGTAGTCGAGAGGAATATGGGCCAGGCTGTGATTGAGTTTCTTCAAGCCTCTGGCTACCACCGCATCTTTGTCGACCCGAACTCTAATGGCCTCCGCTACGGAGTCAGAACCACTCAGGCCACCAAGAACGAGGCAATCCGTCGCCTTCGTTTCCTCCTGAACAACGGATTCTACAAGCCTCATGACCCCCTCTTCCTAGAAGAGGCTCAACACTTCTCCTGGCGACAACTTCCCGGCGGTTCTTGGAGAGTAGAAGCCCAAGGAACTGACGAGAACGGACAGCCATATCACGACGATACCATCGCTGCGAGGTGGTGTCTCGCCCTTGCTTTGGAGATGAGGAAGTTCAAGGGATACTATGACAAGGGAAATGAGTCTAGATTGACGAAAAATATGTGATAAAATTGTAATTAGGAACAACCTCATTAATAAAAAGAAAGGATGGGAACAATGCCTCGGAAGAAAAAGTCCGAAAAATATAATTATCTCATCGACTACGTCAATGAAGCTGCCCTTGCCCGATACCCTTTGAGGGGTATTTGTAGCCGAGCTATCCTCGCCTACCAGCAAAAGGCCCTCCACAACACGTATCGTGAGAACGCAGAGAGGTATAAGCAGTCTATTGCTACCACAGCCTCCAAGGAAGAGCTGGATGCGTGCAAGCAACTCTGCGCTTCTATCCCAGACTGCACCAACGACACCGTGTTTAACGCCACAGAAACCTTCGTTTCGATGGCGATGGGTGGAGCTGACCAGTTTGAATACCAACCAGCCGACGAATATATGACGAAGGACTCCGGATTAGTCGAAAGACTCTCCGCTCTCGCCAAGTATTTCCACGACGACAACAAGATTGACTCCCTTATGGGCCGTGTCACCCGTAATATGGTGCTCCAGGGCCAGGCTGTCCTGTTCTTGAACCCAATTAAGGACGGAAGATTTAAGGTTTCCTTGATTGACGCCTGGAATACGCTCGAAGACCCCCGTGCTCTCAAGACAAACTGCAAGAGATACGAGGGATATACCGAGATTACCCACTGGTCCACCCTCAAGAAGGACATTTTTGAGAATCACAAGAACTATATGCTCTCCGTCATCAACGATGTTGACCAATATGTCCACGAATTGACCGGTGATTTCAACTTCTGGGAAGATGAAGTGACCGAAGACCTCGATACCTTCAAGAATATCTACGGACAGTTCCAATATAAGAGCTCAAAGTCCGTAGACGACAAGGGAAAAGAAGTTTCTCCTGATAAACCTGGCTACAAAGGTGAAGATATTGAAGTAGCCTACATCTGGGACACCATTGCCGACGTCTATGGCATCGTAGTCAACCGCCGCTTCCTCGTCCTCGCTGAGGAACACCCATATAGAAAGGATGTTAAAGTCAGTTACCGTGACTCTAACGGCGAAGACAAGAAGAAGAGCATCACCGTGGAACTTGATTCCCCGATTGTCACTATCCCTTACATCGAGATGTCCAACGAGGCCTACCCTGTTTCCCCGTTGTTCTACTGTCTCGATGACTTTGACGCCATCTGCTCGATGGAATCCGTGATGAACCACAACTTCTCCATCATGGCCCCGATTACTTTCCTCTCTACCTCCTACGACGCAGAACAGGCCGCCAAGCTTTCCCAGGTAGCCGGTCAAATCGCCGAAGGAACAATGAACTCTCTCCAGGTCATGGACAAGCGTCACGATATGTCCGCCGTCATTGCCGCTATTGAACGCCTCGAACAACGCATCAAGAGGATGATGGGAGCCACCGACCAATACGAGCTCTCTCAGATGTTAGGAAACCGGGCCACCGCCTCCGAGGTTTCTGCTATGTCTGGTATTGTTTCTCAGCGTATGAACAACCCTCTCGCCAACATTGAGACTGGTATGTCCGAACTCATTCAGAAGATGTTCGCAATGTATATTATCTTCGGCAAGGAGAACGAGATTGTCTTCTCCAACAACGGGACCGTATCCACGGTCACTAAGGAAGATATGCTCGGCCGCTCCATTATCCGTGCCAAGCTCAAATCTCAGATTAAGATTCAACAACAAGAACAATCCCGCAATGCGTTGATGGTCCTCCAGACTCTCGTCGGCTTGCCACAAGGAATCAATAAAGACGAACTCATCGCAACCTTGGTCCCGTTGGTCACTCAAGGTGTCGTTAACCGCCGCCAGGCTGAGTCCTTCGTCAACCAAGAACAGCTCACTCCCGAGATGATTCAACAGCTACAACAGCTTATTCAACAGAACTCGCCAGAGCCTCCGGTGTTTGACCAGGCTTCTGTGTCCGCCCTCAATCCTGAGGACGTAGACCAGATGACAGAAGCGGCTATGCAAGGTATAGCCCCAGCATCCTCTCCGGTAGCACCTGCCGAAACAGGTATGCCACAAGAGCTTATCCCAATGGATATGGGCCAAGCCCCAGTCGTCGACACCGGAGTAGACAACTACACCGCCGGCCTCGAAGCTAACGAAGCTAACCCAATGTCAGGACTAATCTAATATGGCGGAAGTTTACAAACCAATCTCCCGACAAGAAATCCTCTCCACCCTCGTCACCAAGTTTGGCGGGGTGGAGACCGCCCGCTACTTTGTCTCCGACGCCCTCTCCGACCTCCAGACTATGGAAGTCGGCGTGGCCGAGAACAACGCTCTCATGACGGCTAAGTGTATCGGGTCTTTACGTGAGTCTCTCTCCTCCCTTCGCACCCTCCTCGAAAAGAAGGAATACAAGGGTGGAATCGAAAAAGGAATCAAAGAGAACATAAAGTAGTTGACGTAGAAAAGTTATGATATAATGAAGGCGTAGGCATTAAGTCTACGCCTTAACATTTAGGAGAAAAGAGATGGACCCAAACGCAAATGCGAATGTCCAAGGCTCTCAGCCAAACCCAGCTCCAGCGGAACCTGCAACCTCCACTGCCCCTGCGAATGGCACCGCCCCAGCTGACAGCACCTCGCAGTCTGTCAATGCGGCAGGAGAAGCCCCACAGACAAACCCAGTAGCAGGAGATTCCGGCTTCGAGCCAGAAATCCAAAAGTTTCTGGACAATCAAAACATCAAGACTGACGACCTCAAGGCCGCCATTACTGAGTTGGCTAAACGCAACATGAAGTTGCGTGGTAGCAAACCCGAAGTCAAAGAATCAGTTGCCGACGTTCTCAGACCAAAAGCTCCAGAGCCAAAAGCCCCGGAACCACCGGTCGAACAACCGAAGCCAACATCTCAGCCTCATACTCTGAGCGACATGGACATTGCTAACGTATCAATGTACGTTAAATCCCAATGCCCTGATGTCACCGCTGATGCTGAGTTCTACAAAGCTATGATTGCTGATGGTTTCCGCCCCACCACTGACGATGGTCAGATTAACCTCCGAAGCGTAATGAGCTACGCTAATTACCAGCAGAAGCTCAAGAGTGCGGAGAAGGCAATCGCCGAGAATCAGCCAAGTGCAGGTGCTATCCCTCAGCCCTCTAACGCTCCCGAATATGCACAGGTTGACAAAGTTCAGACTATGACTGAACAAGCTGCCGAAAACATCGTAATGTTCTCGAATACCGAGAAACGATACGGCCGCCCCGGACACCCACAGGAACAAGAAGCTATAGCCTTCCTCCAGAATCTCGCCCGTGGCAAGAAATAGTTTGTTTCCTCCTAAAGGTTAGATTGACAATTTAACTTTGGAGAAACTAAAATGGCTGTATGTGATTACACCAAAGAGGTTGATAACACGCCTCTCTCTCCTGAAGACCACATTCCTCTTCTTCAGGTGAAGTATTCCCGTCAAATCCTTGAGGAAAAGTTTGCTACCTTCGCAGGTATCAACTGGTTCAACCCAGAAGTCAAACCACTTGAATTAACTGGCGACCTCAAAGTTGGACAAACTTTAATCGTTCGTTACAAGAACCCACAGAGCCCATTCGATTTGGTCAACGTCTCTGACGTAGCCTACAAGAAGGACCAAACCTGTCCTCCAATGCTCGACCTCGAATGTACTCCTGGTTGTATCTCTACCGTTCCTTCCTGGCGTAACAAGGAAATCTGCTTCGATAAACTCTATCGTGTCGGTGCCTCCTGGTGCGTTGAGACTGAACGCCTCACCTACGGCGACCTCGATGAACGCTTCCGTGAATCTATGGAAGCCAACAACAAGGTCCAAGGTATCTTCGCTTGGAACGCCTTCATGTGCCAAGCTATTACCGCCGCTCAAGCAACCCAGACTCTCATCCCAACCGATGCTGCTTGCTTCCCGACCCACTACTACTATGCTGGTTCGGCTGTTGCCAACGGTTACGAAGTTCTCTCCCAGGTCATCGCTTACATGAAGACCATCTACGGAGAAAACGATTACGGCATCCTAGCCCATCGTTACTTCGAGAGTGACATGGTTGCTCCTGGTGCTACCATCTACAACTTTGGTATGTCTACTGCGAACGCCAATGCCGGTGCCACTACCGTCAACGTTCCTCTCGTCCAAGGCGGATGGAAACCAATGGGTGTCCTCGGTGGCAAACTATTCGGTGAAACCGTCTACATCGCCCCAGACAACCTCTGGTTCTACAACCCAACCATCGATACAACTACTGGCGAAATCACCCCAGGTGAAGCTGCCGGTTCCTTCAACCCATTCCTCTCTGCGGATGGCACGAAGTATTATGTGGTTATCACCTCTCGCCGTGCGTTCTTGACCGGTGTCACTCCGCTCATGGACCCAACTCGCTTCCCAGCGACCTGCGACAACAAGTATGAGAGCCTACAAGCCTCCTTCCTCGGCTTCAATGACCTCCTCTTCCCACGTGAAGTCTTCGTCATTGCCTTCGATGTGGAGTGCCCAATCTCTCCTGCTCCGTCGAACTAATCATTATCCCCTCCCCTTAACGGGGGAGGGGCTTCTGAACCTGCTCACTCGTTGAGCGGGCAGAAAAGGAGAATGAATGGAAATAGATTTAAGTTTGTCTCTACTAATATCAATCGGTGGCATCATCGCTTCGTGTGCCTCCGCTTTTGCTATTGTGAAGACTAAGGTGACGCAAATGGAAAACCTCATCAGCGCATTAGATAAACAGGTGGGGGAGGTTGTAGAACGACAATCTGATTCCAAGATAAAGTTAGCCCTCCTTGAGACTAACCAGGCTAACCTTGAGAAAGAAATATCCGAAATCAAGGTGGACGTTAAGACCACGATGAAGAACGTCCAAGAAATTAAAGAAGCCGTTATCACGGCTAAGAAAGGAGAAGCATGAGCTGTAATTGCGAAGAGAAACGACCTAACCTCAACACCTGGGGCTGTGGTTGCAACAAGATGCCGCAAGAACCTCAGCGCAAGGGCATCGTTAAGTTCTGTGATATATGTGACCCATGCAACACAGCTACGTCAAACGTGAGGCTCTGTGCGTTCGTAGTTCCTACACTCGAGGATGGACGATACTACAAGAATAGTTTCGTCTTTGTCCAAGAAGATGACTCCGTATACTATATCAGCGACGACAGGAGCGAGATTCCATTTGGTTCCCGCCCGAAGTTCATTGACAACTTCGACCCAACCGCCGCCATCAATCAGTTCAAGAATACTGTGGTATACGACATGGCATCTAAGATGGGCTACGTGTATGGCCCAGATGGGACCCATCTGCACTTCCCTCTGCTAGAAGGAGATGAATAATGAGGACCATACTTCGAGACAACTATACGCCGGAAATCGGCGACTACCATGAGTGCCTCGTTGTTGACGAGCCAGAAAAGAAAATCTGGCTCTTTGATTGTGACGGGGTATACTCAGACATTTCCCCGGTTACAGTAGTTTCTGAACTTGGTGATTCTGAAAAATACGCCGCCTCCCAGAAGCTCGTCACCGGATTAAATAGCGACCTTTGGACCGAGGTCGGAGTAATCAACAATAAAATCGCCGCCCTCGCTACGGACTTTTCTTACAAGGGAAGCGTTGAAGACTACTACCATCTCCCGGACGACGCCGCCGTCGGTGACGTCTACACCACTCTAGACACAGGGATTATGTATGTCTGGGATGGGAACCAATGGGTTGCCCTAAATGAAGTTCCAGAAAATGAAGTTGTATCAGTTTACACGGACACTGCGATAGTTTCTGGCACCCCGCTCACCCTATACAGCGACGAAGAGTGCACAGACGCCGTGTCAATCGGTTCAATCGTGAGGAACATTGAGGCCGGAAAATCTTATCAGATTATCCGTGTCGGTGACGCAGTTGATGAGGCCTATCTGATTTATCCAGTAATCTCCGCCCGTGATGACGGGACTCTAGAAGATGGCAGATTCGGCGTTCACATATACGATGGCCGCAGTCTGTTCTATCTCAGAGCTGACCTCGCCTCGGCAACCGAATTGACAGTCTCCGGGAAGCTAATCCCATCGGACATCCTTGATGAACCAGGTAGCTCATACACTGCTGTGATGAGCCAAGCCGGTGTTACGAACCTCGTCAACAGGAACGCTGGCGCCCCAACATCTACTACTGAAGGCACCGTCGGTAGCCTTATTGAGGATACGACTAATGGCAAGCTCTACATCTGTACAAACGTAGATGAGACCGACCCGAGCAACCCAGTCTACACCTGGGACTTAGTTGGAAAAGATACCTTCAAACTTGTCACCCCTGCCGATTACGGAACGACTGGGAAGCTTGAATACTGGAACCTACAAAGAGGGCTCTACCAAGTCTATAATCCAAACGGCGACTACATCGACGTGCAAGCATATCAATATATCGCTACTGGCGAAGGCAAAGGAACCCACGTCGTTGACAACGGGTCTTATCTCATAGTTGGCCGTGATGACCGCAACAATCAAATAACAGTTGTTGAAGTCGGTGGCGGAGTATTAAGATTCTACCAGGTAGCCTCTACTGGGTATAAAATCGTTCCGTTAGGCGTTAGCGAGAGTTACGTTGTTAGAGGAGATTACGTTATAAATAACCTCACCTCCACGAACACGATGTCTCCGCTCTCCGCTAACCAAGGTAAAGTCCTCAACGAAAAAATCGAAAGCAGGGTCCTTACCAATGCTGGGGCCCCCACCACTTCTACTGTCGGGACCGTAGGCCAGCTCCTTGAGGATACTACAAACGGTAAAGTTTACGTCTGTACTGCAGTTACCCCACAAGGCACCACCCCAGAAACTTACACCTATACTTGGACCGAGGTCGCTACTAGCGCATCTATGCCGTCTGTAGTTCAAGTCACTGGCGATAGCACCACCAGCGTTATGAGCCAGGATGCTACGTCCAAAATGGTGTTCCGCACTAGAGGCTCTGGTTACCCTTGGGACCCAACGAACTATGTCAAATATATAAACATTGGTGGTAAGGATACTCAAACGACCGTCCTTGCTGACGGATGGGGCATCAATATCGGTGGATATGGCAACGGTGGCACATCACGCCAAATCTCCGACGCATCAGTTACCATCGGCCACGGGACGTATGCCGCAGGACGAGGTGATGTTATTATTGGCAATCCGGGGAGCACAGGCATAAATAGCAATCTAACCAACAGCGTGGTAATCGGTAACGGTGCTGGCCCTTCTGGTTCAGGTGCATCTTTGTACAGAAACTCTCTTGTCACAATCGGCTATAATGCCCAAGTCCCAACGCAGTCTATCACTGGAGCTGTCGCTATCGGTGCCTGTTCCTATGCCCAGGCAAACGGCGAGATGAATATCGGCTCGACTAACACAACGTATGGCTACAATTCATCCAACTATCGCCTTCTTACTGGAGTGTATGACCCAATAAATGCCCACGATGCGGCCACTAAGGGATATGTTGACACCGCCGTTTCTGGGGCAGTAGCAACAATTAACTCAACAGATTGGAGCAATCTATGGCAATAGTTGATAATAAAACTTATGGACTGACTGGGGCGCAGGTCAAAGACCTAGCGGCCAGAGTCAATAACCTTAAAACCAATGCCGGCGCCCCAACCACGGCCACCGTCGGTACAGTCGGTCAGCTTCTAGCTGATACGACCAACGGCAAGCTTTACATCTGCACGGCAATCGTTCCTGGCACTGACCCTGACCCAGACACTTATACTTGGGAAGAGGTTGGAACTGGAGGCGCAATTACTGTCGCCTATATCAAGTTAGCAGACTTTGAATCTCAATATCACCAATTCCAGATTTACAAAGACGTGTCCTTAGTTGACGTCTATACCTACGACGAGATAGTAGCTCTCTATTATGCTGGGCCCTTGGTATTCCGCATTGTGGACCCTGCGACCTACAGCACCGTAGCAGATTTGGAGCAATATGCTCGGGACTCCTTGGTTGTAGGGAAATACTGGGATAGCGACCCATATAGCTTCTGTTTCGAAGTTTACTATGACTCGTCCTTGGCTACGTCTAGTGCTGCTAGGTTGACCAAGTTCGACATCTTTTGTGAAGACAGATTTTCCGGAGACCCAGACGAAGGAACCCATTTTGGTTTCTTCATGGACCTCATTGAGAAAGACGTCCCGTCTATAGTCCAAACCATAGGCACAAGCCAAACTGCCGTGATGAGCCAAGACGCCGCATCAAAACTGGTATACGCAAACCCTGGTTCGTCGTATCAAAAGACAATTAAGATAGGCAAAAGTGCCTCTGCCACTGAAAGCGATGCAAGCGTAGCAATCGGACAGGAAGCTACTGCTTCTGGGTCATGGGCCGTGGCTATAGGATACAGGCCGACTGCATCTGCGTATTCTATTGCAGCTGGCGTACAAGCCTCTGCCAGTGGACAATATGCAGAAGCATTGGGACGGCAAGCTAGTGCTGGGTCCAATGGTTCTGTAGCACTTGGTGCATATTCTAGTGCTAGCTCTGTTGGCGAGATGAATATCGGTTCGTTAGTGACGAGCTATGGTTATAACTCCTCTAACTATCGCCTTATCTCAGGCGTTTACGATGGTCAATCTGCCCACGATGCAGCTACCAAAGGACAACTTGATGGCAGAATCAAAACCAACGCTGGAGCCCCTACCACCTCTACTGCAGGAACAGTTGGGCAGTTGCTTGAAGATACCACGAATGGTGACCTTTACATCTGCACTGACGCTACGAATCCTTACGTCTGGGAAGAAGTAGGAACTGGTGGCGGGGCGAATACGATGATTCTCTACACCAATCAGAACCTTCCAGACACAGCGAGTTCAAGTTACCATCTATACTCGGACATCAACTTGACCACAACGGTCAACACAAGAGACGTCTATGACTGCTATAAGAGCGGCGGGAATGTTGTGTTGTTTATCCCCATCTCTTCCGACAACCCGGGCCAGATTTATGGCGGATATATTACAAACCTTCACCAAGTCTATTTCGATACGAGCGATGACGTATATGTTGCCTTATTTGTGGTTAAGGAAGACTCCGCCAACCCTAAACTTTACAAATACTCTGGCTCTACCGGAAATTGGCAGGGCAAAGAAGCCTTTGTCGACGCTGTGTCTCCGAGCGCATTGAACGGCATAATCACCACTAATGCTGGTGCCCCTACGACTTCTACCGCTGGGACCAAAGGCCAACTTCTCGAAGACACAACGAATGGCAAGTTGTACATTTGTACAGCTGCATCCGGTGGCACTTACACTTGGGAGGAAATCGACTACTCAGGCCTTACGACTTTGTCCTATGGCAACTCTACGTGGAATGATTTCTTAACCGCTTATAACGCTGGAAAAATAGTTTACTGTCGAGCATCTTCTGCGGCAGACCCAAGCTCGGGCTCCCAAGGCCGTATGGCATTTATGGCCTACATCAATAACCCAACCACTCCTACCGAAGTAGAGTTCCAGTATGTTCGTTCTGTATCATCTAAAACTGCAGCCCAACCATGCGACCAGGTGTTCGTTTACAAGCTGACTTCTGCCGGTGGAGGAACTTGGACTGTTGCCACCCGTGATATGACATACAAGATTGCTGCTGGAACCAATGTTACCACTTCGTATTCAAGCGGCACTGTCACGATTAACGCAGTCGCTCCAGTGATTACGATGCAATCGACTGACCCTGGAGAAGGCGTTGCCCTCGCAGCTAATAACTTCATTGCGGTGTATTCGGTATAGGAGGATAGAGCATGGCATCAGTTTATTCAGCAGAAGTCGCAGTCGGGTCCTATAACAGAATCCGATTGCGCATCGACTACTCTGGCTCAAGCGGTAGCTGTCACATCGAGTTCAGAAGAACCTCGACTTGGACAGATACTTGGGGCGATGATGCAGCGTCTATCACTTTCAACGGCCAAACAATCTCCGCCCCCTACTGGTATACAGGAACGGTTGATGGGACTTGGAGAGAAATCGACAGCGCCAGTGGGTATACAATCCCCACTGGTGGTGGGACATTTAGCTGGAGCTTCAATAACCCACTCACTGGCTCTGTCCTAGACTGCAGTGGCACGATTACTCTTCCGTCCCAAACTGTTGCTCCTTCTGGAGGCTTTGTATCTTCAGTAGTTCCAGGGTCGAACAATTTTACAATCACTGGTGGCGTCACAAGCTTTGGGACCCCGTCTACTGGCAATGTGGAACTCGTCGTTCTCCAGAGCGCTTTCACCCAGTCCGGTCTTCCTCAGTATTACGAGACGTTCTCGACGTTATCGGGGACTGCGACGGTCTCTACCAATAGCCAGAAAGCGAACAACCCAACCTTCGGCATTTCCCCGAACACGACCTACTACATTGGTGTCTATGCCAATAACGGGTCACTGGATTATCGCTATGATGCTGGGCAATACACAACCTTAGCTGCGGCCCCAACAATCACGGCTGGGACCACTACCCTCACTTCAATCCAGCTGAACTACTCCGTAACATCTGACGGTGGTGTATACAGCAAGGACATCCAATATTCATTGGACGGAGGGGCCACTTGGACGACTGGAGCCACAATTCCTACTGGCTCTTACTCTACTGGCTCGTTTACTATCTCCGGTCTGACCTCAGGAACGGCTTACACCATCCAAACCAGAGTCAGCACTACTGCAGGAGCTACTGCCGGCCCAACCTTGTCCGTATCCACTAGGTATGACGTTCATTTCTACGGTAGCGTAAACAGTCTTTCCAAGGAAGTGGAGAAGATGTATGGTCCGGTGAACTGCATGGCGTCGTTTACTCCGACAGTAGATATTAACCAGGACTCCATATACACTTCCCTTGACGTTAGTGTCTTTATTGCGAAGATGAAGGCTGACCATCTAGAATACCTGTTCCAAGGAGCTGTAGACTGGACGACCAGCAAACTCAGAATCGTCAAAGCGAATCAGTCTCCTGGTTATCAGTTGGCTATCTATGACCAAGGTGGTGCTCAGGAATACAGGTTATTAACCGCAGGACTAGCCAACATCCAGGCTTATGGATTCACGCTTAATACGAGCGCCGCAACTAACAGCGTTGCTCGTTTGCTCGTCACAGACATAACCTGGGACACTGTCACTAAGGAGATAGTCAAACTCTATGGGTCGGTAAACGGGTTAAGCAAAGTAATGTTTGAAGGATAGAAAGGAGAATATGAAAACTATCGTACGAAACAATTACACTCCCCATTCTGGCGATTATCGTAACACTATCGTGCAAGATGATGCCCAGAATAAGACGTGGTTGTTCGACTGCGGGGGCACGTTCCTAGATATTTCCTCGGGCCGAGGACTTATCACCGTGGCCAACGAAGCCGGTGACCACGAAGAATACGCCATCTCCCAAGCTTTCGTTACCAACGAACTAAGAGATATTAAAGGCGACATCACCATTATCGATGGTGACATTGACAACATTAACGAAGAGATTCGGTTGATTAAAGCCGCATCGGATGTCGTGGACATTGTTGGCACCTACGCCGACCTCTTAACCTACGACACCACCAAGCTCAACGACAATGACATTATCAAAGTCCTCGTTGATGAGACTCATGATGACGCAGAGTCATACTACAGATGGAGCACATCCACGGAGGCTTTCTCCTACGTTGGCTCCCTTGGTCCGTTCTACACCGAGAATGAAATTGATACTCTTCTCGGCGGGAAACAAAACACCCTAACGGCCGGGCACAATATCAGCATCGACGGTAGCACAATCGCCGCAACCGACGAAATCCCTACCCTCACGACTGAGGATTACAACTACCCAACGACAGGTGAGAAGGAATATATTGCAACTTGGCTGCTTGATGACGGGATTTACCACGTAGCTCCTAATGCGAAAGTCCTCACCTCTCGATTATGGTACTCAATAGCCGACTCCAAGACTTTTCTCATAGTCAACAGGAACGAGTTGGGACAGCCGGTTTATATGCGTAATATGCTCATCCTCGGTGGGGAATACCGAGTCGACACAATCAATCTTAGCGGTGACATAGTTCAGGATACCTTCTGGCTCCTCGGACCGTATGACAACCTGACATCTACCTCTACCACTCATGCGCTTTCAGCCAAACAGGGTAAAGCCCTCAACGACCGCTTAGTGACTGTCGAGAATACTTTAACAGGATTAGAAACTGCCCTGCATACAATCAATAATGGAGGGAACGCCTAATGAGTATCGCATCTGAAGTAACCGCCCTCGGCACTAATCTCCAGGCCGCTAAGAACGCCGTGACATCAAAAGGCGGAACGGTTGGAAACACTGGCCTCGCCGGTCTCGCTAACGAGATTAACAGCATCCCTAGCGGTGGCGGAGGAGACCAAGACCCCGAGTGGGGCGAAGTAGTCCTCTACGGTTATACCCAATCGCAAACCTCAATTTCTGTCGTAACTCCAGGGTTCACAATCACCGTTCGTGATGAGCAAACGTTGGAAGATGCGTTCTCAGGGAGCAATTACACCTTCCCAATATACGTCGAAGTTGACGGTAGCGATTTCTCAACATATTGGACATGGGCAGTGTTCGCTGCTGACTCTCTTGGAGAGATAGTTTACCAGCTCTCCGACAGTTCTATGTTGGAGTCCCTCTTCAATATACAGTCAGATGAACCAATAAGCGGTTCTTTCTCCTTGGCGTTTTATCTCGACAGCGTCGGGGGAGTGGTGATAGATAAAAACAACACCACCAAGAGGACCCTCAACAGCATGGCAGAGTTCTACCAACTTGCTACTGTCACCGATTATATCCTCGGGGATGTTCCTAAGCTCGCTCTCAAAGAAGCTAAGATTGGCTACGCTGTTAGCGAGATTCCTACAAACTGTCTCAGGGGATGCGAGAACCTAGATAAGGTGACTTTTGCGAAGAATATTGCTGTCTCCGCCATAGGGACTGCGTTTTGCTATCAAGCAGGACGTCAATCTAATGGGATAGCAGAGATAAAAATCCCAGAGGGGGTCACGGCCATTTACGATAGTTTCTGTAGTTTGGCAAAGATAGCAGGGACCGTAACTCTCCCATCGACTTTGCTCGACATATATGGGTCTTTTATGAATGGAACTATTGTTCACACTCCAATCACGATACCTAGTGGAACTAAAAACATCGGAACATACTTCCTTTCCGGCTCCACAATCGATTGCCCAGTCACGTTGCCTAGCACCCTGGTCAGTGTCGGTACCTACTTTATGTATGAGTGTCCTCAAATGACCAGTACCGTCAACATAAGCTCCCTGGGTCCCGCAGTCTTTGCGACCAGCAACTATACCCTAAGCTGCACCAGCACCTCCTACGCCTCTTATAGAGTAGGAGTTCCGATAAGGGGAGCCCGGTCAGCTACTTTCGTATCCAGGTTCCCGAACCGGACAGGGAATCCATATCGTAAGTTAATCAATGTAGGAGCATAATGGATGAACGTGTTAATTACCAAAGTTATTAAAAGAAAGGAGAACAAATGAGTTGCGAACAAAGAGTGACTCTCGACTACATCCCGAATACCGCCGCCGTTATAGGTGTGACCGCCGACGGGATTACCGATACCCTCGACCTGAAAGAGGGGGTCCTGAATGTCGAATCCAAGACGCATATGAAGCTCAATCGCATCACAGGTAACCTCGAACATTGGAACGAGAATTACATTCGGACCGAAGATGAGTCTTACCTAGAGACGATTCCGATTGCGGAGATGCTCGAGTTCGGCAATCTCGAAGACCTCGGCAACGTAGATGATGCCCGCCCGAAAGACGGAGACATCCTCTTCTACAAGGCCGACTCTTCCTGTGGGCCGAACTGTGTTGGCGTCAACGACAAGTGGATGAAGCTTCGTGCGCCGGAAGAAGACGGTAAATATAAGCTCACTATGACGGTGGAGAACGGCGTCCCTACCATCGAGTGGGAGAGAGAAGAGGAGGAATAATGTCCTGCTACAGAAACCCTTGCGACAAGTGTGGCAAATGCGGTAGTTGCTGTGAACATAAGAACGACTGCTGCTGCAACACTCGCCTCGAGTGGATGCCACACACTGGGTGCACCATCGTTCTCACGGACGACAAGTGCTCCACCAGCCTGGACCTCTGCCCAGGTATCAAACAATGTCAGACCGTAACGCATATGGACTTCAATGACCAGACTGGTTGTATTGAATATCAGAACGAGAAATACGTGTATACGGACGGGGCCGAAGGCCTCCTCGAGACGGTCTGCGTTTCCCAGTTCTACCCGTTTATCAACGTCTACAACCTCAACGACGTGGATTTCGACGACGAGCTCGCCGGCAACTGTTACGAGTTCATCTACGAGAAAGACATCTCCTGCGGAGATAACTGCAAGTCCAAGAATGACCATTGGATTAACTGGAACGTGAACTACCCTGGAGCCAAGGTGGACGGCCTGGAATATATCCGTGGCGCCACTTCCGACGGTTGCCCTGCTTATCTCGATAAGCCTGACAACTGCGCTCTCCTAGTCTTCTCTCCTTCCTGCGAGGCTCCTACGGGCGAATGGAACGCTTACAACATCCCTGACGCAGGTGATTGCATCATGGAGCCTGACTCAAACGGCTACTACAAAGTCCTCAAGAAGAACGACTGTGGCTGTATCGTAGAGTGTAGGATGCCAGTTATGCCGACCGGCATGACCGCCCTCAACTACCAACGTGACTCGGTCCCAGATGACCCAGACTTCCCGTGGTATTACGGCTCCTACAACGACACCATCTACCTGCACTTGGCCGACAACGCTCCACGCTACTTCGGCAAGTATGATTTGAAAGTCACGGTCAACTACGGCGTCCAGGCAATCAAGTCCGATGTTTACAATTACAACTACAACTGGCGTTCGCTAGTTGTCCCAGGAGTTGTCGGGGAGAACTTCCGCACTGATATGGAAGCCTCTATCCTTCAGAACTGGGCGATGGCCGGAAGTATTAACGGTGGCCGAGATATTCCTTGGGGCACTTCTTCCCTCAGAGGCTCGTTCGTATTCATTGTCCCGAAAGGCAAGGAGGGTTACCTCCATCACGAGATGCGTATCAGAACAACCGCTTCCTTCCCTGACTATGAGCAAGGGGCTTGGGATGGTCAGAGGGTCCCTGATGTTGAGGCAACTCTCGACCACGCCAAACACCCAGCCACCCGTTTGAACGCTCTTCAGATTATCATCGAGCCAACTTCTGGTTCTACGGAATATGACCCAGTCAAGGACGAATATCGTGACCAGCTTGACCCGGCTGTAGATTCGTATGATGAAATGGTTTAACAAAAGAAAGGAAAAAAATGGACCAATTCGACAAATGTAACGACTTCCCCATAAGGCATATCGATTCCAAAGATATTCCTACGTGGGGCGAGGACTTGCTCCCAGCCTCGGCCGAACTCCTTATGTTCGTGACCGAGAAAGATAAACAATGTGGCCAGTATATGCCATTCGTTTATCGTCTACCAGCTTCCTACATCTCCCCTGCGAGTGGAGGAAAAAGCAACGTGACAACCTTAAATGGCAACGGTGCTTCAATCACCGTGCCAGAGAAACAGTTGAGGGCAGCTTATGTCTATAATAACACCCCTAATGACATCCGTTTGGCTGACACAGATGACGGCACGAAACCTCAGTTCCTCGTTATCGGCAAGAACTCTTCCGACCCGGAACAATATGACGTCGTCGTCGACGGCATCTACAAGTTCCCGAACGGCCACGAATACGTCATCGGCTACACCTACTATCTTGGTCTCCTCGGCCAACCGACGACGGAAGATACAGGTCAACCGCTCTTCGACGTCTTAGACCGTAACAAAATTAGAGTTCACCTAAGCTAGGAGGTCGCATGAATTGTGATGAATACATTCAGAGACGAGTAAAACTAGGATACGTAGCTGACGCTCCCACGAGCGTCCAGCTCGTAGACTCAATCGGTAATCAGGTCTTTGACCTGCTCCCAATTATCCAAGCGGGAGAAACCGATACTTCCATCGCCCTCCTAGCCGACACTCGTCGCATTAGATATTATCCGGAGAAGTGGACCAGAACCGAGGGGCACGATGGTTGTTTCTACGACATCTGCATCCCTGACATCGCCGCTCTTATCGACCTAGGCGAGCTCAGAAACGTCACTGATTCTGCTCCTACTAACGGAAGTACCATCGTCTATAATACGACCACGGGACAGTATGAAATCTTTGACCTAGCTGGGGCCTTGAGTGGGATTAACTCCTCAATCACAAACCTAGGAGATTTGATTTCTGCGCTCACGAATCGTGTGACGACCTTGGAAAATAAGATACTCGAACAGAACTTAAAGATTCAGAACCTCACCGAACTGGTCGGAGACTACCTCGCAAGAATCGTGGCCATCGAGAACGCCATCTACAACTGGGCTTCTGATAAGACGACCAAGATTCCTCGTGGTACCATCAACATTACGTCTGGTGGCCCAACCTCTAACTACATCATTCAGTCTCGTGAGAAGAACCAAGATAACGACCTTGACTTTCAGTAGGAGGACGGATGGCATATCATTTAGTTAAAGACCCAACATGGGCGTCAGGAACAGGAACACCGCCAAAGTATACCTTTCACCTAGACGTCTACGTCGACGTGGTGAGCGTGTCTGGGAATATTGCCACCATCTCAGTGCAAGGGACCTACGGGGTGACCAACTACTCCACAAATACTTCTAACGCAAATAAGGCTTCTGACTTCGCCTTGGTCACGCCAGGAGACGCCGATGCTTGGGATTACCAATTTACTCCAGGAGTAGAATATTACGAAGCAGCATTACCTTGTATCCCTAATGCGCCGGCTTCTGTCAGTGATAGAGTCCTGCTAGAGTTTCGTGGCGATACTTGGAGATACGACGCAGTTCACCCAGGCAACGCTTCCTCTCTTTGGCTTAATGGCTCTGGCGTAGTGCTAGACCAGCTCTATACTGGTGGAACGACTGGCGACACAAGAACATTCAACATCAATAAAACATTCACGATTGATGTTTCCGGAGGCGGCAATACCCCAATCCTCGCCTATGTATCTTCTGGTTGGGCATCAGGCCCTTATTATATGTGGCTAGACCACGAGGTTCTAGTCTCATGGTTTGAGCTTGATTATCGTCCAGGACAAAGAAAAATCAGCGGCACCTGGCAGTCTCATAACCGAGCTGCAGGGGTGGCGGATAGAATTGGTTATGGTACAATGAGAACAGTAGACGGCGGGACCGGCACCGGCAACCCCCCATCTCGCAAAACCTCAGGTACCTGGTATAACCAGAGAAAGTTAGGAGCCGAATAATGAGCTGCACAGTATACCCCACTTGCGAAGACTACTCCCCAATCACGGCGGAAGTCTCCAAATCAGTAAACGTTGAAAAGACGAACACCCTGCACCAATTCGACACCGCAGGGATTATCGGCCTCCAGTCTCCTGTAGGCAAGCTGCCTATTGTCTTCTACATCAAAGATACCTGTACTTCCGCACACAAAGGTATCATCTACTACGACGACTACGACACCGTCTGCTGGATGTTCCCAGAGGATGCTCATGCAGAGTGGTGCCGCCAGCCATATATGATGAAGTATGACGCCGTTGAAAGATACTCTACCGACGTCGACCGTAGGTTCAGAAGAAACTTCGGTTTCTTCAACCTATGGGTTTCCGTATTGCGTAAATGGTACAACGGTCAAATCATGTACCGCCCGAAGTTGAAGATTCAAGGCTGTGGCAGGAGGGACGGCGGGTATCCACAGACAACAGTAGAAGAAGAACCCGCCAAGGTATACACCAAATACCAGGCCCCTCAAACGAAAAACATAAGTCACTGTAAGTGCGGAAAGGAATAAAATGGAATATCAAACTACCGAAGATTTCATAGACGAGTTCCGCAAGTTAGTCGGCGACTCGACCTGTCAAATCCCGGCCAAGAGCATCATCAGCTGGATGAACACAGCGCTCAGAAGGTTGGCCAGAGCACAGGGCTTAGACAAACTCTTCACCTACCACGATACCTTCGAGCTTGCCCGTCTGGACAAGGACGGGACCCCAGCTGCTTCGTGGAAGCTCAAAGGCCTGGAGAATGACGGAAGACAATTAGGAATGATAATTGACATTAAGTCAATCTTAGTTCTTGATGGAAGCGGATGCTGCATGGAAGGATTCGCCCCCTGCTATGTCTCGCTCAACTGGTTCAGAAAGAACCACCCGTTCCCGGAGAAAGAGTGCCCCGGGCTCCCTTGCGAGTTTACTATCAACCAGATGGGAGGGGTCACGGAAATTACCTTCGACCGCCCAATCCCTTATCCTGTTCAGCTCGACCTAATCTACACAGCGTTCCCGCCGAGGATTACCAGCGCCAAGGACCCAATCTACGTCCCTTACGCCTACTCAGACATTCTAATGGAAGGCACAAGAATCCTCTACAACCAAGAGGCTCAGGATTACTCCTTCGCTCGTGCGAACTATGAGGACTGGGATTACTTCGTTGCCGAGGCCCGAGAGATGCTCGCTAAACAACCAAGTGGTGTGTTGCCACGAACAATAAGGGGTAGCTTCTAATGGGACGACGTAAAACTACACCGCTAGAGAGTCTTTATACCGGCGCTAGGTGGAAGAAGTTTTACCCAGACGTCTACTCTCGAACCACGAAACCGTGGCAAACAAGGGTGGGCCGAAGGAATCGTGAGAACGCAACCTTCGCCAACCTCCTTGGCCTTAACACCGCTTTCGACGACCTCCACAAGAAAGACGGAGAGTCCCCCTTCCTACGTAATGTCCGCTATATGGGGAATAAACAGACCGTCCAAAGAGCGCAGGTCACATCCCGTGACGGAGCCAAGCTCCTTGGGATTAAGGAATACGGAACAATCAATGCCCTTCCTGAGCAATACCACATCGAGATGTGGGAAGGAAGAGCCATCGAGTTTAACATTGACCCCACCGACCAACTTATAATTGGAGGGACTCTAACTATACGCAACCGAGATGGTGCGTCCGGTCGTCTCCGTGTGTTTCTCAAACAGAACCACAAGAGCCGAGCAATCTGCGACGCTAACATCTCCCTCGAGAGTATTCCGAAGAACGAGTATGTCGAGAGGACCTTCCGATTTATTAACCCTCTGAGGGCCACAGAAGGCCTCACGTTGCGTCTTGAGATTGAAGGTGATATAGAACCCGATGCGTGTGGGGACATTGCCGAGGGGCGTAAGATTTGGCTTGCTGCCTCGGGCGTTAAAGGCCACCTCGCCGCCGACTACACCTCACCTAACGTTAACGAATGTATGCGTGAGGTCGCTTACGACTGGAAGGAGGAACCTTCAATCCCATGTATCTCTCTCCACTACTCAACCGGCACACCAATGCTCAAGGGCTTTATGGTCTGCACGGATGATGGAAAGTTCCTTATCTTCCCGCTCAAGTATGAGTCGGGAATCGAACTATGGAGATTCAATGTTGACACTCACGTCTACACTCAGATAGATACCACCGCCGCCCCAGTCGACCCACGAGCTGAGGCAGTTCGCTTTGCCCAGGGCTTGGGCAAGGTTTACTTCGTCGACGGCTACTCTAAGCTCCAGCGCATCGACCTCGATACCTGGACCTCCGAGGAAGCAATCGCCAAGCAAGCAGACATCGACGAACCGGATGTAAGCCCAGAAGATATGCAAGCCCAACCAGGAGCCTCCTTGATTCTTAGGATAAGGAACCGCATTTGGTTGGCCGGTTTCAAGGAGGACCCGAACTTCGTTCAGTATTCAATTCTGAACTCCCTGACCGGCACACCTGACGCCAAGACTGAAAATGCTGGCGTCCAATACGACCAGTTCTCCGACATTTCCTGGTTCTATTCACCAGACAGAAGCCCGAAGGATTCGACCTGCGGACCGATTACCGCACTCGCCAACTTCGACGGGAACCTTGTCGTCTTCAGGACGAACGGGTGCTCCATCTGGAAACCGGGGAATGAGTTCTCCTCTCCTTCTCAACAGGATATGTATTCATACAACATTGGCGTAGAAAAGCAAGAGGACGTCTGCAACCTGAACGGAACCCTGTTCATCTACAACCGAAGCGAGGGGGTCCGCCGATTCACTGGCGCCGACGCCACCTTCCAATCGATGCAGATTGACAATGAGCTCAGAAAGTTGCCTTATGATTCTCCTCGCTTCCTATTCGGCCACGCTAACAAGGTTCGCCTCTACTGCGACTTAGCTGGCCGAGGACACGCCGACCACAACTTTATCTACAACGTAATGCTTGCGAACACTTCCCCGTGGTATTGCGACGACAACACTCCAATCACGTGGCTCGTCGGAGACCAGAATAGTGACACTATCTACGCCATGCACTCTCTCTACCCCGCCATCTACGAGGTGGACGCAGAGAATCAGTTCACGGACTTCGACTCCTCTATCGTGATGCAGTATCACACACAGTATAAGAGCCCAGGAGAACCTGTGGGATACACTATCCTACACCGTGTCCTTCTTAAACTGGTGGCCTCCTCTACCAACATCTGGTATGTAGGCGTGGACTTCAACCACGAAGATAACCCAGCCGTCTGGAGGAAGTATGTGAAGCAACAAGAAGATGAAGACCGCTCGCCCGAAAGCGTGTTTGATAACACCGCCGAGGCGGGGACCCAGACCATCGACCTGATGATGCGGGCCAAAGTCCGAGACTTCCAAGTCCGTGTCCAAGTAGCGTGCTGGAGGGAGAACGCAATGCTACAACTAATCGTAGGCGAGTATGGCTCGCAAGGAGCGTTGTAATGTTTGATTCCTTTTCACTCAAAAAACGTCCTGACCAGACAGTCTACAAACTGAACGACATCGCCGAGGTCCTCCAGGGTATGAAGCGCACTATCAGAGTAGTATCCGACGATAACAAAAATGTTATAATAATAGGGAACCAGCCCATTAACCCCGCTACTGGTAAACCCTACTCGTTTGGAATACACACATACGAAATTAAAGGGGACCGACTGGAGGAAGTATGAACGACATAGAATCCATCCGAGCAGTCTTGTTAGACTCAATGGACAAACAACTTGCTGCAGATATTGCGGCGAATGAAGAGACCCAGAAGTTGGGCGAACAAAAAATAATGTATGGCAACGATGCCAGAGGGACCCTGTATTCCGGGCAACCAACCTGGGAACGGGCCCAAAACGCCGTCACAAGCCTAAATAATTTAGCTAAAATCCAAGAAACCGACCTCAATCAGCGATACAACATTTGGTCCAAGGTTGCAAATACCCTCGACCAAATCAATTCCTATAATCAGGCGGCGAGACAACTATCCTCCGGGACGACGACGGGGAACTCTACTACGGCTCAAACCTATCTTGATTACTATAACAGTTTATTAGGAGGTGAATAATGACGCCGGAAGAAATAAGTTCCGCATACGAGGTCGTGGCGAATGACCTTCAGAACCGTGGGGCTCAGGAGGCCGCCAAGATTGGCAACTCCCAAAGCAGCCTCGGTCTCTTCGCCGAGAGATTAGCCAATCCGTCTGGAATGACATCGGGATTAGCAAATTATACTTACGATAGAACATTCCGCCCCACGCTTAACACTCTCACTACTTCGTTAGTGACGCAGGGAAAGGCAAACGCTCTCTCCGATATGTTAAGAAGTGAGTTGGCCAAGGCGAAGCAGAATTATCAGAACGCTTCGTTATCCTCTTCGACCGGGGGCACCGGTGGCGGGGACGGGAATAAGAAGATAGAAACCGGAACTGACTTCACTGGGCGTAAAGAGGATGGCACCGGGGATAAAGACAAGGCGGCCGCAGCTCAACAACAAACGGCGGACGTCCTTTCCACGGTGGGGAAGGTGGCCCAGAATACCCTTGATACTATGTACGCTCCGTTCCTTGGCCTCCCTGGCATCGCCTATTACATTTACAGAAAGTTCTTTGGAGGAAAGTAGATGGACCTTGGAAAGACATACCAGAACATAATCAATATGTTCAATGGGAACAATAATAACGAATATGACCCAACCGCCACCTACACCTTCACTGATAAGGATGGGAACACATTCTCCTCCAAAGGCGACAACGGATATGTCTGGCAAGCCATGACCGAGGGGATACCCATCTCCGTGAACTCAAAGGGGGAATGGTTCACGGACCCATATCTAGAGTTGAAAAATGGTGTCCTTACGGTCCATACTCCAAGTTGGTTTGAACAAACACCAGAGTTTGATTTGTGGAAAAAGACTTACTATGACAATCTTGATGTGAGCACTTTGACCTATGACACTGTCAGCACCCTTAACGACATCCTGAAAGGGACCGGGAATATCACTGGGTTCAAGAACTCCGCCATCGATACGCTCAAAGAGTTGGGCGTCGAGAACCAAGAATACCGTCAAAAAGCTTTCACGGATATGATGCAAATTGTCCAGGAAGCAAACCTTGAGGACGGAGAATATCAACCGGCGAAGCTCACCGGCATTTTTGGTAGCGACCAGGAAGAGTCCGTGGCCGATGTTGCCAGGTCGTTTAAGGAAGGGGGCAAAAACAAGCTCTCCGAAACCGTAACCTACCTTCTCACTGTTCTCCAAAACGGTAGAGACGGAAAAGAAACTGACCAGAAAAAAATCGCTGACGCCTACGTCACCTTGTTTTTATTGAACCAGGTTGATGACAACTATACTAAATATGGCGACGGAGAGGAGTTCAAAGGATTGCTCCAAGCATCTGTCGGACAGAAGATTCTCCGCATGAACACTGACCTTGTGCAGACTATCAGCGAAGGTGGTATCTGGGGCTGGGGGAACCGCTTGATGTATGGTATTGGAGAAGCAATCCAGGGCCGAAACTTTACCCTCGCAATCGAGAACCAGAGGCAACAGAACCTCAACAACGCTGTCCTGGGTGCTAATCTAGAAGGCATCGACACCTTCAGCTCCATCGGTAACGTTGGTGGCTTCGTAGCCAACATCGGTATTATGGTTTACCTGACTAAACAGTTTGGGGCCCTGACGAGCTACAAGCTCGCTACCGCAGCCCCGGGTACTGCTTTAGCTAAGATAGCTTCTATCGGACAATCTGCCCCTGGTGGCATCGTTAAGTTCCTCAGTGGTATCGGCGGCGTGGCCTTAGCCGACTTAATCGTCAACGATATTCCGATTGATTTTATGCAGCAGATGAACGAACTCTTCGCCAGTGAATACTGGTCCAAGTTCGTTGTGGACATGGGAAGTGGAGACATCGTTGCCGCTCTTGGAGATATGGCAGCTGGGATTCCAGACTACAAGAAGACGTTATGGAACCCAGAGAACACTCAGAAGCTCATGCACCTAGGAATCATCGGCTATGGCGCTGATGTCCCTGGCGGGTTCATTATGAATGTGACCGGTGACGCCCTTTCTAACCTTACTGTTCCTATCCTTGGCAACCTTAACAGTGTCATCGTCAGAAAAGTAGACGAGGCAACTAATGGTGCGGTCACGAGAGTTAAAGAAAAAGCCACGATTGACAACTATAAACTCCAAAAGAAGTTCACCAATATCCCAATCCTTGGGACCGGGTGGAAAAAGTTCGTCAACTTCACAATCGGTCCGACCAAGGCCGAACAGATTCGAGCCGCTAGGGACGTTGTAATAGCCACAGGGTCCACTGACCCCTATGTGAAATTGCAGAACGCTCTTACCCAACAGAATATCAAGGGTATGAACGAGATTAACCCAAGGTTGGCAAAGCTTGACGCAGAGATAGGGTATAGCTCCGCCCTCGAAAAGATTTTGAAGAACACTGCCAAATATGGTGACCCAGGCAAGGTTGAAGTAGAGCTGCTTGAGCCGAAAGGTGGTCAGTTGAAAAAAATCCCACGCTCGCTTGACGACGTCCTCCCCGTTAAGGCGAAGCAAGGGCTTCTCGACATCGAACGTTTATCTGAGCTCAAGCTCCGTGGCGACAAGACTGAAGGTTTGACCAACGCAAAAGCGAACAAAGAAATTGCCACGCTCGAAGCAAAGGTGGCAAAGCTCCCTCAGGAGATTAAAGACTTCGCCATTAAGCTCTCGGATATGAACAAAGGTCTTGAAAGAATCGCCGTGGAACTCGGGATAAAATCTGAGGACTGGGTAAATGCAATGCAGCTTAACCCACAATGGGAAATATACATGACCCGTCAATCACTGGTCCCAGGATATGGAAGAACTGGGGGCTCTTCTGACCCCACCAAGGCCGCTATTCTCAACGCCGCTCGCAAGGGTTACTACGCCGAGAATTACATCGACCCGATTATCGCTTTCCATATGAAAGCCGAGGCCCTAGGAACTGCCTACGCTTTCAACGAAGTGAACAAACTCGGTGCCGCCTTTCAGAATACCCTTAACCATGTCATTGCCGGTCAAAAGAGCATCGAGTTCGGAGACAGGTTGACTAAGGTCACCGAAAGTATCAAATCTAGTGAGGCCCTTCGTGTTTCCATAGGATACGATGCTTTGAAATCGAAGGCTTCTTCCGACGTAAACGTCATTCGCTCTGCAATCCGCAGGACGAACGACACTTTGTCAGGGCCAGAGAAGCTCGCTCTTACATCTCTTTATGACTCCGGTCAGACGAAGGAAATTAAGAACTTCGTCAAAGACTTTGAGATTGGGAAGATTCAGTTCGCAGAGGGTGTTAAGGATACTATCAGCCTCAACGATACTGACGCCGCCAGAGTAATCCAGAACACCTATCGTTATAACGGGGTCCCTAACCGAGCGGATAACACCGCCGGGGTAATCAATGACGCTAAGTTTGATTACAGCGCCGGTGTGACTGACGATGGCGTGCCATATAAATACACAGTCGAAGACGGCAAAATTACCTCGATGGAGGAAATCACGGACCCAGACGAGTTCGCTGATTCCATCAATAACCTCAACGGTATTTATCGAATCGAGAGCAAAACGGTCCAAGAGATTGGGCTCGAAAACTCAAAGGCTATCAACCGTGCCATTCTATTCTGGCGCAACCAGATGCCGGCCCTTCCTACTGGCCCTACGTTTGAGATGGGCTATGAGGGCGATGGTGTCTATGGGTGGATTTGGAGCCCAGGTTCCGGGCCGGAGAGCGAATACAATGTCAAGGTCGTGGATGGGCACCTTGTCCCAGAGTTCACAAAGGTCCACCTCGGTTCTCCATTCTTCGCTAAGGGGAAAGAGGGGCACCTCAAAGAGTCTATGGAATCTGACGTTCTCGGTGGTTATCATCCGAAGAACTCAGCCAAGGCCGAGAACACCCCAATCCATGAGTGCGGTCACAACACTATGGCTCGTCTCGTCTTCCTAGAAATCAATCGTGAGGTTGATATGGGCATCCTTAAACTCCCGACCGACCCATTCGAGCTGAGAAAATTGATGCGTGACAAATGGAACTCACTTCACAAGTTGGTGGCGCAGAAATCTCTGGATACCATCGGCGTTAAGATGACCAACCAGAACTGGATTGATACCGCCAAGACGATTTCCCGCTACGCAGGGACCGAACGACACGACGCCTATAAGGCAGAGTTCGTGGCCGAGGCAGTAGTAGACTACTGGGCCAACGGCGATAATGCCGCCCCATTCTCCACGGCCGTAATCAACGAGGTCAAATCCTTGTCTCAACGTTATGCCGTAGCTGTTGAACCAGAAGCCGTGGTTCGGGGGAATCAGTTAGATATTCAAAAAGGAATGTTCAACAAAGAGGGCCAATACGCCTTCCCGAAGAACGTTAAAACCGACAAACAGAAGTCCAAGTGGCTCGACAAATGGAGGCAAGATAACCCCTACGTCAAAAAGAAAGGTAAGTTTACTGACGATGATTATAAGAAGGCTAATCTTTGGGACACCTTCTTTCAGAAGGAAGCTAGGTCTTATGACGAAGACTCCAAGACCACGATGCCAGATGCCTTGGCCAAGAAGAACGGGGACTATTTGGAGGACTTCTCGAAGAACGCTGCCAAGAAGCTCTCAAAAGAGATTAAAGACGTGGCCGGAGAATACAGTAATCAACTTGCAACCCTTGTCTTCTCTACTAACCCAGACGACGCAACCGATGTGTTCGACAACTTCATCATTAGTTACATCGATGATAGGGCCAAAGAGGTTGCGGCTAAGATGCCAGGCGGGGCAACCGACGACAATTTGAACACCGCCCGCCTAACTTTGTGGTCGGATAAAGACTTGAGGAACGAGTTCTCCTCGCTGGCTAACGACTTTGCCCCCACCGCTGGATACAAAGCCGCCTCGGATAGAGTCAATGCGTTGTTTGACACTCAGGCTAACGGACTTGCAGCCTACAAAGCGCTACCGGTGGATACTCGTGAGCTCATTGCAGAAAGAAACCTCCTTGACGAGCAGATTTCGAGGGAGAACAGAAAGGCTTTGAAGGAAGGCAAAAAGAAAGATGCCGAGCTCAAAGGCTACGCTCCAGGCTCCACGCACGTTATCTCCTACAAGGAATCAGGAAAAGACATCTACCTTGTTCTGAATGACCCGGTCGTCGCTTCGCTGTTCAGGCGCCCTAACGACTACAAAAACACGGGAGTCGTGGTCGAGACTATGGCCCAGATTTCTGCGACTCTCTCTCGCTTGTATCGCATTGGTACTACGAACATCAACCCGATTGCTTATGTGACGAACGTCTTACGTGACCCTTACCAAGCTACGGTTCAAGGAGGATTCAACATCTTCACGATGCCTATATCTCCTCAAGCCTTCTTGCACTCGGCGAGGGCGTATGGCCTAGATGACGCAACTATAAAGGCGGTAGACGCAAAGCTTAGAGTGTGGGCCGAGTCCGGTGGACAAACAAGACTCCAGAAGAATCTCGGCGTCAACAGAGTGGGTGACCTAGGCTACCGAAACACGGCAGAAAAAGTCGCTAAGAAGCTCCGCAAGATAGAGGAAGGCGACGGAGTTGTCGGGAAAGTAATCAACTGGCTAGAGAAACCTCTCGACTCTTGGGAAGGAACTTTCCGCCACAAGATTGCCGAAGAGTCGTTCTTAAAGAGCTATGAGAGGACAGGAGATGTAGACAGAGCGATGTCCCAGGCGATGTTCGATTCCTCGAACTCAACCACGAACTTCTCTCACGCAGTCTACGGTATGAACCGTGCAGTTTCCACGGTCCCATATCTCTCCTCCGCAATCAACGGCACAATCTCTTTCTGGCGACAGTTCAACATCGACCCGTTAGGAATGATTGCTCGTATTACAGCAGGGTTCATGGTCCCAACGATGGGGATTACGGCCTGGAACTTGTCCAATGAAGAGCGCAGGAAGAAATACATGGCCCTCCCAGAGTGGTATCGTGATTCCCACCTTGTTCTTATGGACTGTGACAACAATATCTTTGCGTTCCCGATTCCAGAGGAATTGCAACAATACTACGCCACCACCAGAAGAACCATCGAATATGCTCACGATTCTTCCCCGATGTCCTTATCCGCTATTCTCGCCAAAGGTTTCCTTGGCTTCTCTCCAGTAGACATTGACGAAGCGATTGACAACGACGGAAAGTTGAACCTTGCCCGTGGGGCTGTTCAGCTTGCCGACGGCTTGATTCCTCAAGCGGTGACAATCGCTTACGAGTGGATAGCTGAGAGAGACCTGTTCACTGGTGACGACCTTTCGTCTTACAAGGACATGGACAAGCTAATCAACCTTGGCACCAACTTCTTCGGCTCCGGTTTCAAACTAGCTGCTAACTCAATCTGTATGCTCCTTGGAGGCTCCGAGAAAGACTTGGTCGGCCTGAGCACAGCGAACACCCTCTCCAGAAACCTATTCGGTATGAACATGAATGACGTTAAGAACCAGTTCTATGACTACGTTGGAAATGAAGGTGGCATGGACGCCAACGGAAAAACAAGAGCGGCCACGGGTCTCTGGAAAGACCACGAAGACTTGATGAGGCGCATCGATTCAATCGAGAAAGAAATCGCAACCTCCCCTGCCGAGAAGAAAGAAGAGCTCGAGAAGGAGAAGGCCGAGAGGATTGAAGCCTTCATCAACAAGGTGAAGAACCTGACCGAGAAGTATATGCAACTCTACACCATAACAGGTGGCCTAGAGGAATGGCAGAAGAGAATGTTGGCCAGGTTGCTCACGTTAGGCAAAGCCTCCACCGGCTCATCTTCCTCTAGCTATAGCTACCTGAACGCCAATGACTTCAACCTCGACCAATACGGTGAGGGGGTCCAGAGATATGTCGAGGCGGGGCTCCCATCCGGGCCGTCAATGTCCTCGGCTCTTAACGAGCAGAACTCTCTCGAACTCCAGGCTGCGATTAACCGCTATTATGGTGCTCCAAAACAGGCTGCTGCAGACTTCAAGAACGCCTTGAGCGATACGAAGCTCAAGGACATCCGTAACGAGTTCTACGACGCCATCGAAGGAATCTATGACACGGCAGAGGCGGCCGGGGTTGACCCAGATTACGACCTCATCGAGAAGATTCAGGCCCGCTATCTCCAGGCCGTGGACGCAGTTCTTGTCCCAGTCATCAACCAGTATGGTATTGCTATCCTCAACAACAACGACTTCATCGACACTGTCCGCAGATACGTGAACGGCATGGTTCCTTCTGACGATTGGAAGCAATCTATCCGCAACAAGAAGAAGTTCTTGTCTAAGAAAGACTACCCACTCGCCACGGTTGACGTGAAGAAATGGTTGACCGAGAGATATGCCTCGGAACTTACCGACCGAGGCCTCGCCTCCGATGCCAGCGTGACCAAGAAGCTCCAAGAAATCAAAGCTGATATTGACGCCGGAAGAACCGGGTCGGCGAAGGGAAAGATTAACGAACTATTCACCGGAATCAACAAAGCCAACTACTATATCTCCCAAGACGACTTCAAACTTTTGACGCAATACAACAATATGGTAAAATGAGTTTATGGACAATGAAAATATGGATACCATAGAAAAGATAGGGTTAAGAAATGCCCTAGAGGCAGACAAGTATGTCGATTCATACTTGATGTCCGTGGGCATTAACCCTAACGCCCCTGGCGTCAAGGACACTTGTAGCAAGATGTGGCCCGAGGACGTTCAGAAGGCATGGCACACCGCCGATGATTTCTGGGGTTCCTGCTCTAAAGAAGGGTTCATTCCGTAATGGACAGCGCCAGGCTGATAAAAGCCAAGGAATACTACGACAGGACCACGGCGGGGGAAGACAAGAAGGCTGTGGCCCTGGAGCTGTTCGGCCGAAAAAACATCAAGACCATAGAGGAGATGCCGGAGTATACCGTTATCTCCTCTATTGGCGCCCAACTCCAACGTGAGGAATTAAAGAAGGACATTGAGGCGATGAAACGCAAGCAACTCAAGTCCTACTCCAAGCTCCTCGACAAGGGAGAAGAGCTGATGGACGAGGCAGGGACGCTGGAGGAGAAGGTAATCGCCCAGAGAAACCAGCGTGAGAACCTCACCACGGGGGTTGTGGAGCGGGCGATTGCGTGGGACGGAGCCGACAGGAACCAACTCGATTCCGGCGACGTCCTCGAAGGAGTTATTATATGATTTATTCTCGTGAAGTATTCTTCAAGAATGGAGACAAAGTAGAACTACGAGGCCCCGTATTCCTCTCGTGTGGATGCGGGGGAATAACTGCTAAGTGGGCTTCCGTTCAACAGAATCTATCGACCAAAGTTCAACAGGTCAGGCTCAAGGCCAACAAACTAGCCTACCAGTTCGTCGAACAGGAGGGGCTCAAGGAAAAAATCCCGGAGCTCAAGCTCCACCAGTTCGGGGTAGTCATTGCCTGGACCGAGAACGGGATTGAATCAGTTAATATCACCACGGGTGCGTCGCCAAATGTGGCCACCAAAATCTCCGTGCTACTAAAGAGGAACAAGGAATATGAACAACGCAATAATCAACCAGCTTGAGAAGGCTCTCAAGTGCAAGGACGATAAGGAGCTCCGTATCCGTATCGAGGTCCTTCTTGATATGTTGAAGGAGGAATCTCCTCGGCCCACCTACATCCCCGTTCCTCAAACCCTTCCTACTCAACCTACGGTAACGTATGAGGCTGAACCACCTAAGGCTGGTGGAGAAATCCCTAAGGCCTACCGGGTTCCTAAGCAAATGAAGGAACCGAGAATAAATGGGACTGGCCCGATTGTTTCTAACGGCGAGCAGGTCCAATACGTCAGACCGAAAGGAACCTAATGGACGAAGAGATTGCTAGACTGAAGACCGCCGCCGAGATGCTCCGTGAAGAGCGAAGGAAGTATAACAATCTCCTCAAAGAAGTGGTGGCCGGAAAAGAAGAATACAATTCGGAAGACCTGATGCGCCTCGTGGGGACCCTCGAGGCTGCTTATAATCACGCCCTCGCTTCGGTTGCATCCGACGGGGATATTTACTGTTTATTGAAGCACGTTTCTTATGCTATTATTTTAGTGGGGGAACTCGAGAAACCAGACGTTCAGCCCCTATACGATATACTCGCTATCATTACCGACGGAAGGGTCGAACCCTGCTCCGCCTGCAAACAAGATGCCAAAGAAAGGAGTAAAGATGGCACAAACAATCAAAACGCCGATGAGCGTGAGTCGTAAGCTCTCTATTGCAGTAGGCTTACTCGCTTTTGCGGCGTTTGTAATCCAAGGTCTCTCGGAAACGTGGGGCTTTGAAGCCGTGGGGAAACAAATTGTGCAGACTGCACTGTTGTTCTCCGCCGGCATTAACATTTACTTCTTGGGTACGACTGCCCAGAAGGAGATAACGGAGAGAGAAGATGAAGAAAGCAAGTAAGTGGTTGGTAAAATACCTTCCTGCCTTAATCGTCGCTTTTGTTGGCCTCCTCTGTCTCGCCTTCATCCTGTTCGGAACTAAAGCCGAAGACGGGAGTAGGACGTTGGACGGGAAGAACGCCAAGATTGAGGAAGGAACAACCGAGTGGATTGAATCGGCCCGAGAAGCCTACAATCGTATCACCAACGAGAGCAAGCCGACCGACGAAGAGACCATCAAGAAGTATGAGAATGGCGTAGAAGCGGAAGGCAAGGGCGGAGTAATCACCCTCGCAGACGTCCTTGGCCGCAGACTCGCCGACGGGAACAACGACAACGGAAACGGGTGGCAATGCTCCCGTTACTCAGCGTGGTTGGGGACCGGGCAATGGAGCTATTCCAGCGCTCATCCTGACTATGGCCCAGTCAACGGAAAAGATGTGGCCGCCTGGCTCGTGAAGAACTACGGCTACAAGTACATCGACAATCCAATCGAGGGAGCGATTGGCTCCGGCGGGTTCAACACCCTCTATGGCCACACAGCTATGTATCTCTACTCGACCGGCTCCAATACCGCCATGGTCAACGATGCCAACTGGGTTCCTTTGACCGTTGCTACACATAATATGAACATCGACGGTTGGGTATGGGTTGTGCCGGGTTCTTATGAGCCTACACCAACCCCAACTCCAACACCCCCTGAGCCTTCACCAGAGCCCGCTCCAGGCCCTTCTCCAGTCGAAGATGGGTATGAGTACGTCGTGAGGCGTGGAGACACCTTAGGAGCGATTCTCTTGGCTTATGGTTACAAAGGGAACAAGCTGTTCGGAGATGACGGGGCGGCCCAGGCTGTTGCCTCTGACAACAACATCCCGAATCGTGGCCTCATCTACCCAGGACAAGTCATTTACATCAAGAAAGCGAGGCTCCAATGAGCGTAGGAAGTTTGACAGCAAAGATTGCTCTCACCCAGAATGGGGAAACCCAGTTCCTTGAGAACATCCAAACTGAAGGAGAAATCAGCTACGACTTAGGCCCCACGGGCGAGGACATCGCCGCCGTGAGTGTCGGTCCAATCGTCGCTGCTCTTCGTGAGAACGAACCAGAAAAAGATTTCTCGGTCGTCCCACGATAAGAGAAAACCCGCCGGGTGGGGCGGGTTTTTTGGTGTCATTCCTCCGAAAGAGGGGTGAGGTTTTTCCCAAAGCGATACTTGTCGCAGAGGATGGCGATAGTCTGGACCTTCACAATATCCTCGGTGAAGAAGGAGACGTAGACTGTGTCTTCTCCTCCCACCTGAATGTCGATATTATTAAGATGCCTGGCCATATCCGCCACCAACATATCGAGCAAGAGCATCGGGAAGTTGTCCATAGCGATGGTTACCTTCATTCATAACACCTCCTTAAAGAACAATGGTTCCGTCACCATCATAACATAAAACCCCACGAGGCTGGAACTTGCCGTGGGGTTATTCTCCGGTAGCATAGCCTCCGGAGCCTGGCGCAGGGTTAATCTATGCTTTGTTATTTCCTCCCGTCGCCACATTCCCTCGTTTTTGCGCAAGAGTGAGGGGACTCGTGTCTGACGAGGAGTGGTGTCAATCTCCACTCCGTCCGTATTTTAACACATCCTAGGTGGACAATTCTATTGTAGCACATTATAATGAGGGTGCGTGATGTCTGCACGCAGGTTCCCCGGGCCGGGGAAAATAAACATCATACAAAAACAAAAGAACTCTCCGCACCTTAAATCAAAATATTCGGCTAAATATGACCTTTAGCCCCTTGTTACAATTTTTGGTATTACCTCCACCATCTATTGGCAAACTGCTTACATTGCCTCAAACCCGGCACCGGCCTTGGAAAATCTGCTTGCAAACTTTTTTTCACTTGTGTATACTAGAAGCACACGGTCATCGTCTTTAACCTGAATGGCCGTTGAAAAAATTAAGTCAGGAGGCTTGACTCCCCGTCATTATTTTGATACAATCGTTTCAAGTTAAAGACGATGACGGCCTCCTGAAAAGGAGGTTTTCTCTTATGAGACAAAAATACCAAATAAGAAAAGGGGGTGGGACCGAGGTCGAAGGAGACGTCTTCGGCGTGTGGGGAATCGACAAGCGAGACAAGCGTTACGTCCTCACCCACGTCCCCACCGGCTATCTCGTCGAATCGGCCCGCACAATGCGGTTCCTAAAAGAACTTATTCTCCAACCAGAGTTCCAGAAGTGTTCTGAAGTTCTGACTCTAGAAGAAGTTAATGACATAGCCAAAGCAATAACCCGCCTACGTGCGGAGAGAGGATGGACAGCATGATTGTAGTCTGGGAACCAAGATACCGAGACAAAAAAGCTCTCATCGCCACTAGCAAAATTAAACCAGGGAAAGACGTTGAGTTCATCATCGAACGTGGCCAATATAAGGGCCATTATATCGTAAAGAGCGAAGACATCCCTGACTGTAAAGTTGAAAAGATGGAGACAAAGAGTGGATATATGATGAACGTGACCTGCGTCCCGCTCGACAAACTCCATAGGGTGGAGGATTAAGATGGAGAATGATATTCCAAAAGATTTCAGACTGGTGGACCCACGTGAACAGGAGATAGCGAGGACAACCAGCAATCTTTATGTCCCCGCTCTTAAAGAGATTGGGTGGACTCCCCCTCTCTACGTTCTGCTCTACAACCAGATTAGATATTACGAGGACTATGGGAAACTGAAGGTGGGGTATTGCGTTGCGGGAAAGGAAGCCTTGGCCGAACAGTTCGGCGTGACAGTCAAACAAATCGAGCAAGCATACAACCACCTCACCAACACATACCATCTCGGGAACTGGATTTTGTGTGACGAAAAAGTCATTAGAAACGTCAAAAAAGTGTGGGTCAGTAACGTCAGACAAGCCCGTGGAACCATGGAAGAAGTGGCGGAAATGATGGATTACTCTCATTCTATGAGAGCAAAACTCTCACAGCATGAGAGCAAAACTCTCATAGCAGGAGAGTTGCCCTCTCTGGACGACCCCTGTCCGAAAGTAATAGAAAGTAAGTCATTAGAAAGCGAAAAGCAGGAGCATTTAAGGACGGAGGTTGTATTCCCCAAACTCTTCTCCAAGTTCAAACGTGCCGGATTCATTATCGTGAATAAGAAACAGCTCAAGGAGAAAACAGACAATCTCCTGAATATGCTCCGGGACGATGGAACAGACATCTCTCTCGAACAGCTCCTCGAGGCGGCAGACAACTATATCGAAGGGGACTGGAAGAATAAATCGTTCCAGAACTTCCTCCACCCCAACATCTTCCCCTACTGCCTGAAAGAAACCGGCAGAAAATCGACTTCAAACATTAAAGGACTTGAACACTTCGTCAAGTTCACGGATATGTAGCCATGGCCGAGAAGAAAACAGCACACACCAAAGGGTTTAACGAATACGAGAGCATCCCTGAAGCCCTCAAGAAGGTGAAGGAAGGTTGGAATGAGGTGGGGCGGACCGATAAATACTCCACCGGCCTCCCAATCCTCGACGATTACCTCGGCGGAGGATACGGAAGCCCCACTCGTGGCGAAGTTATTCTCCTCCACGCCACCGCCAAGACCTACAAATCCACCCTCGCCACTCAGTTCATTCGCACGCCACTAGAACAAGGGGCTAAGGTCGGGCTGATTACTCTGGAAGGTAGGCTCGACACCTTCCTCACCGAACTCCGTAAACTCTACGCCCCTGTCCAAAAGAACGGGAAGGTTGTAGGCTACGAAGTGTTCGACGAGATGGCAAAGAACCTCCCCAATCAAATCTTTGCGATGAGCAGGAAGATGATTTCTGGCGACTTCAAGATGGAAGAGGTGGTTCAATGGATGAAGAAGACCCGTCTTGAGCACGGCGTCGACATCTTCCTCGTCGACCCAATCGGATACCTCGCCGACTTCGCTGAAATCTCCAACATCCCAGACTTCAAACGGGAGAGTAAGTTGATGAAGGAAATCTCCGACTTCGCTTACGACACCAACTCCACTATTATATGTGTCCAACATAACGTGAAGGACGGCGATGTCCGCAACCCGGCCCACCGCCAGTCCGCAGTCGGCGGTTCTCAGTCCTACACTAAGTCCGCCACTAAAGTAATCGAGCTGAGGAACGACGGGCTCATCAATCAGGAGCAGAAGTTCTCCGGCAAATACATCTCCCTCGAAATGTATATGGCTCGTGGCGTGGCTGACTGGAGATTCCAACCAGTAATCCTTGAAATCTCACAACACCCTGACCGCAAAGGCATTATCATCTCGATGCACAGATATACCCGTGAGGCTGGGGACGCTATCCTCAAAGGCGAAACTAAAGAACCTTCCCGCTGGTTGTGGGCAGGACAAGCCCAGGGCGACCTCGAAGAATTGGTAGACGAGCTATGAGTGAGTTTGACAAATTAAATCTTCGTGTTGTGCCTATTCAAGACCCCGTCAAGTTCAATAAACTCCCGAACTATAAGGGCCACCCCATCTCCTGGTCCGACCCTAAGACCTACTGCACGTGGGAAGAGAGAGAGGATATATATCCAGATGTCAACGACTGGTATGTTATCCCTCCCGCCCGCTCCACCTTCTTTGAGAACGGCATCGAGATAGGATACTGGGTCCTCGACATTGACAATCACGAAGGGGACAAGTTTGAGGAAGCGATTAAGTTCCTGAAGACCTGCAATCTTCCCCCGTCCCTTACAATCCGCACTCCATCCGGTGGCCTCCACATCTACTACAAGGCCCTGAAGGAAGAACTCCCTGCCCAACTAGGCAGGAACAAGGAAGTGGACCTCCCGATTGAAATCAAAGTATCGACCGGCGTGGTCGCTCCGAATGGCCGAGACAGGAAGATAATCAAGGACCTCCCCGTTGCTTACTTCACCATCACCGAGGATAACCCTATCTCCAAGATAGCTAAGATAAAACAGAAGCGTATCCGTCTATCAAAAAAGGAAACGGACCCCAACTTCCCGATAGAGGACGAACCATTCCCTGAGGTTGGACCAGGCGACCGCCACAACACCCTGATGTCCACCGCCTGCTCCCTCTACGCCCGTGGCTGTCCGCCCGAGAAAATCCAAGAGTGGGGTGAGGAGTTTTATTACCGCACCGGACGCAAGCAACAACGCAACGAAATCTCCAACATCGTCCGTGACGCCATGAAGTATGTCGATGAGACCGAGGACGAAAACGAACAAATCCTCGAGGAACTCGTCCAAGAGGTCGAGGAGATGTCCTTCGACAAGATATTCTCCGGAGCCACCGAACTTACCGGATGGGAGAAAATCCACGCCGAAGCAATCTTCTCCACCCGTGAAGAGATAAAGGAGACAATCAGAAGAGAGCTCCCAAACGTCCCGGCCGACGACCTTCCCCTCATCCGTGGCCTCCTCTCCAAGGATAAGATGCTCTCCACCTGGGCCTCCCTTCCCTACGAGAAACAGGCTCAATACTTCTACTTCAAGGAAACAGTCAAAGTCCTTTTAGAAAAGGGCTTGACATAAATAATTTCCTCGTGTTATATTAGATGTATCAAACGTAAACGAAAGGTATTTATGAGTAAGATGTCGCAACTGCATATGGAACTCTCGGAACAAGCCGCTGACCTCGGATTCGCATCTATTGAAGAAGCCGAGAAGAACGGTTACGTTATCGACTATGTCCAAGGCAAACTAATAAAGGCAAACGAATGATTGAAAGTATTACAGCAACAATTCCAGTAACGGGCCAGTCCTACACGGACCTCCGCCCCACCATCACCGCCTCCTCAATCGAGGAATACCGTGAGCAACTCGCTGAAGTCGGTCGCCTCGCCGGGAACGATGCCTTTGTCCAACGTATGTCACAGAATGTGGCTGGCAAAGAACGCATCATCACCGAAGACGGAGACCTCTATTTTGACAAAGAAGCTCACACTTACGAGGACAAGGACGGCAACAAGTTTTGGACCGGCTCAACCTGGGCCCACCAATTCGAGAAGCCATTCGACCTCTCCTCCGTCGCCCCCAAGGTGGCCGAGAAGAAACTCTCCACCGCTGAGAAGGTCCTCGAAGGCTGGGAGATGAAGGGCGAAGTCTCCCTCTCCTACGGCACCACGGTCCACAAGGCCCTTGAGTGCGGTATTAAATACGGCGAACTCCCGAACAACCAATACCTCGCCTTCCTCGTCCAAGATTATCTCGATATGTCCCACGACGACGACCAAGTCTCTGAACTCTTCGTTGCTGACTTCAACGACAAGATGTGCGGGACCATCGATGTCCTCGTCAACAAGGGCAACAAACACGTAGTCATCCGTGACTTCAAAACCGGAGACATCTACAAGAAGATAGCCCTCACCGACCAGGCCAAAGAACTCTGGCCCCAGCTCGAGAACAAAATGATTTCGCTCTACCAACTTCAACTCTCCTTCTACGCCCACATCCTCGCCAACCGTGGCTACCACGTCGATGGTCTTGAGATTTGGGCTGAAGGAACCGAAGCCTGGAACGTGGTGAAACTTAAACCATTGAACATCAAGGAGGCCCTATGAACGAAGACCCTTTAAGAGAAGCCGCTATCCGCACGTGCGAGGAAGACTCATGAACGACTATGTCTTAAACAAAAGAACTGTCTTTGGCCGTGACGTCCTGCCCATGTGCACCCTCACACAAAAGGTTTGGGAGTGGTTTGACGAAAAAGACCTCCACGACCCGGTGATGCAGATGGTGAAGGTCCAAGAAGAGATAGGAGAACTCGCCCATGAGATTGCCCGAGGCAGATACGAATCATTTGAGGTGGTGGATTCTCTCGGCGACGCCCTAGTCACCATCATCGGTATGTGCCATCACCTGAACATCCCGCCCGAAGACGCTCTCTCCCTTGCCTATGCCCAAATCAAAGACCGTAGAGGTAAAGTCGTTAACAACTCATTCATAAAGGAGGAAGATGCTAGTATGTAGATGGTTTTGTTCCTGCGGGTGGGAAGGCGATACCGACCGTCTCGACCGTGACGAAGATGGTCACCTCGTTTGCCCACGTTGCCATAAGAGAGAGGGGTTAGAATAATGGATAAACCCGACCTCACCGCTCTGAAGAAGGAACTAGAGAAGCTTTACGCAGACTTCCACCGTGACCTCCCGGCCGGCAACTCGCCCCAGGAAGTCAACGAGCTCCGACAAATGGCCGCCCACGCCACCTCTTCGATGCTCACCCTCGCCCTTTACCGTCGTGCTCTCGAAGAGTATATTAAGAAGAAGGAGGCCTCGGTAATCCTCTCCCACAATGTGGCCAAGGATGTTCCTACTCCCAAAGACCAGAGTATGCAAGCGTTCATTAACCAAGAACTCGCCGAGGAAAAGTCTTACTTTCATCAACTAGAAACTATGATTGATATTGCGAAGACCAGAACCCTTCTCATCATGTCGCTCCTTAAAAGTTTGAACGAGGAAAGATACGTGTAGTGGTGCTACCCTTGCGGTAGTTAAATGTCACCAACGAAGCCAAGCACCTACCTCGTATGGGGAAGTTCTAATATTAACATTAACTACTCTTCAATGGTTGTGCGTATTTAGTGTCTCTTCCCCGCATCGCATGGTCTCCGTTTACTTTGCTTTCGGGCATGAGCCATGCGTTGTCACAATCCTTGGCCTAAAGCCTGGGATTGTGCTTTCGTCGTTCCGCTCAATGGTTCGCCTTCCATACCCATTGAGCGGTGCATAGGAGAGGTCGACACTAAGCCCACCGTGCTACCTCTCCTTACACCGGGGCAATGAGGCTAAACCTCAAAGCTCCGTCCAATGCCAAAAATAATGAAAGAAGAAAGGAAGAATATGGCAGAGAATACTAAAATTAAACTCAAAGGCGTTAAGGTTGTTTTCTTCAACCCTGAAGACGAAGGCTTCGGCACCTCGATTACCATCGACTGCACCGAACCCTCGGTCAAGAAACAAATCGAAGACTGGGTTAAGGCCAACAACATCGGCAAGGACACTCCTGGCGAAGCCAAAATCAAGGAGTATACCAACGAGAAATCTGGCGAGACCACTCTCCAATACGCCTTCAAGGTTAACGACTACACTAAGTATGCTGGTATCAACGGCCTCACTAAGGAAGACTTGGGCTACGGAGCCGTGGTTGATTTAATCGCCCAGGCTTACGTCTACAACAACAAGTTTACCGCCGGTAAAGACCGTGTCGGCCAGTCCGCTAGTGCAATCGTTGTTCGCTCCGGTGCCACCACCGGCGGTGACGCTGACTTGGCTGAACTCCTCGACGACTTAGGCGAGGAAGGTGAGGAAACCAAGGACGAAACCAAAGCCGAAAGCATCCCCTTCTAGTGGGAAACAAGAACTTTGACAAAGAACTTCGGTTGAAGAAGGGAGCGGCGCAATATCGCCTCGACAAAATGAAAGCGGGAATGGTCGGCTCCTCGGCCGGCCAGCCTCGCCCATATGCCAAGAAGAATATCGCCACCGCTCGTCTCTTCTCTCCGCTTCTCGTCGGTCACTCCCTCACGGTGACACCAAAAGAAAGTGACGAGAACTTTAAGGTGGGACAATACTACGAGTGGAAGGTAACTGAACCTGGCTTCGGAACCATCGGCCAATACGAGTTCGATGCCCGCCAGATACAAGCTCTGTTTGTAGTCAAAACAAGGAGGTAGCGTGAATTTGACTAGAAAAGATTTGACCAAACGGCTAGACCGCTTGCGTCAAACCTGTGCCAGATACGAGAACGCTAAGAAGAAAAGCGGTATCTGGGTTAATACTTGCGTAACCTGCGGGAAGACCGTCCCTTGCGATAAAGCAAACGGCGGGCACTTTATCCCTCGGGCTTGTCTCCCTCTGCGGTGGGACAAACGAAATGTCCATTGCCAATGCGTGCATTGTAATCTCTACAAGAACGGAGCCTATCTCGAATACTCCCAATGGTTTATTGAAGAATATGGCAACGCAACCTTTGAGAGCTACATCAACACCTACAAAGACTGGCAATGTGGCAAGAAACCTACGTTAAAAATGGATGAGCTACGACGGCTCTACGACGAATGGCTTAGTGAAGGTAGGAAATTAGAGGCCAAGGTTGGCACTCTATTCCCCAAGACCTGGAAGCCTATCGGGGTAGATTTTGCCGAGTAGCTTTTTTGCTTCCTCGACAATCGTCTTCTCATCATAAAAGGGCAGGACATCTCCTCGATAGGAGATGACCTCTGCCCCATAGTATTGAGCCTCAAGTTGGGAAATCCCAATCGACCACACCTTCTGGGCTCGTGCGAGAAACTGGAGCGTCTCCCTGCGAGTTAGCTCCTTTTTTTCTTCTTCGCCGTAGCCTAGCTTGCCGTGACAAATCCACCACGGGTGTTCTACCATCGCCTTATATCCCTCGAACTCTCCCGAGAACTCCTTCCACTTGTTCCCGAACCATAAGGTCGGCACATTTTTTGTGCACTTAAACTTCGGGTAAACTTTAGTGTCGATAAACCGAGGGAAGTAGTATGCCCGGTCACAAAACTCATTGATGAGCTTTAATAATTGCTCCTCGTTCACGAAATAATCTACCTCATACTTCTTCAATCGGCAGTTCACTCTCTGCCACACCTTGAAACTTTCCGTCCACGGGTAGTTTTGATGCCACATCACGGCAATCCTCTTCACTCCTTCTGGTATCTCGAACGGATAATCGGAAGCATAGGTCACAAGCATATCGTAGTAGGGTTCAAAAACCGGAGCAAGATACTTGGCCATTGCCGAGCCTAAAGTTCTCGCTCCGTTTGGTCTGCTTTCAAGAAGCTCTCGCCAAACTTTGTCCGCTTGTGGATGGTGGTTCGGAGAGACAACTATCATAGAGCCTTAATCTCTCGGATAATCAGTTTGGTTTGCCAGTCGTCGCCCCCTTTGTCCACGTTTTTCCAGTAGAGACAAGTGGTAGAACTAGGAGAACATTGACACTCCCCAGTTATGTGGAGTATCTTTCCTGCTAGTTTCTTTTCTTGGGCTTTCGTGAGTTTCATAATACCCTTATACTATATTTCTCCACGATTGACAATGTTCCTGCTCCAGTAGAACGTCTTCAACGGTTTCCCCGACAACTGTCCTTTCTCCCCCACGATAGTAGTCTTGAAGCCGTCCTCTTTGCCGAGATGGACTTCTTCTACCCGCCCGAAAGTCTCGGTCGTGCCTACCAAGTCGAGCACCCTCGCCACCGTTTTGCCCTCACACTTACGCATAATCCGCCCCACCGCCTGTTGCCATAGGTTCAGAGATAATGTAGGGCGTGCCCACACCAAACAATCAGTAATCGGAGAGTTGAACCCTACGTTGGCGATATTACATTGTATGAGCCACCTTATCTCCCCCTTCTTAAATGCCGTAATTGCCCTCTCACGTGCTTTCTGTGGGGTTTTAGCACTCACGACGATAGTTGATAGCCCTTCAGCCTCACACAGGGCTTGTAGAGCCTCTGCGTGCCTCACAAACGGTAATGCCACTATGCCAGACTTGATGTCCCACTTCTCTTCCGCCCCCTTCATCACACTCGCACACCTTGCGACCACGTTTTCGCCCCAAGCGTCGAGACTGTCGTCCGTAAACTCCGCCCCCGTCGTGTTCACAATCAGCTTCCCGCCTGTTGGAGAGCAATAATACTGGACGGGAGTTAAGTATCCCCGTCTCAATGCTTCTTTAGTGGATATTCCTTCCTCAATGTTTGACCATAAGAACCCGTGCCCGCACGGTATTCTATTCAGCGGTTGTAGGTAGGTAGTAGTCTCGTGGTAGTATCCGTGCGAGGACGTTTTCTGGACGTTCCTATATGCCGTGGCAGTCAACCCGACAATCTTAATCCGCCCCCCGCCTTCTCGTTTCTTCTTGTTGATTTGAATAAGCAACTTCATAAACATCGTATCTGGTTTGGCGGGATTGACCGATTGAACCTCGTCAATAATCACCACGTCTGCGTCGGAGAAGAGCCACGGGTGTTTGTAGGCACTCCCGATTGTCGCCACCGTAATACTTCCCACGTCTTTCGACTTCATTGAAGCGGAGTAAATGGCGTGAGCCACGCCATACTCCGTCATCTCCTCGCTATCCTGCTTACACAGTTCAGCGGACAGGGTGAGAACAAGAACCTTCCCGAAGCGTTTAGCGAGTTCGGCAATTACAAGAGACTTGCCCGCCCCGCAAGCCATCACGTAAACGAAAGGGCGTTTGTAATTGTTTATTTTGTTGCCGATGTAATCGCACGCTACCTCTTGGTAGTCTCGGAGTTCTTTCATTGAACCTCAATCTTCCGAGCGTTCTTAATCTTTTGAGCCTTCACTCCGCCCCCAACCCAGTCAGGGTTCTTCTTCGGATTTTTCCCAGGGCACTCTGTAATCTTGATGTCCATACCGTAGCGGTCGAGACAGTAATTGTGGATTTGTTCCTCGTCCCAACCCCTCTGCGTTAAGCGTTTGTGAGCCGTCCAGATTTTGGTGTAGATACTCTTCGGTTTTGTGGATACGTCCACGTCGAACAACTGTTCCTTTGGTGGATTGTTAATGATGTCCACGAGCTCGTCCTCGACCTCGTCGATGAGAGCCAGTCTCTCCTTGAGTTTGTCCCCCGAGAGCATACTCGCCTCTGCCCGTGCTTCACGGGTGAGCACCTTCGTAAAGAAGTATTTCGAGGCGAGCCCGTTCTCCGCCGACATCTCCTTGAGAAGTCTGTTTGCTTTTTCCCCTAAAAATAGTGTTGTTGGTTTAATCATATTCCTCCTTTAATTTTTTTATTCCCCGCACGTTTCTTTTGCGTCTTCTAAACTATCGTAGAAGTTAAGTTTTACTAGGTTCTCGGCGTTGTATTCGTAGTCCTCTTCGTATTTAATCTCTTCTGTCGCCTCGTCAGCCCCCGCCTTGTGAGCGACTTCAACAATCATTTCGTAGAGCACGGCACACCCGCCTTCTGCGTCAACGAAGTCATAGATGATTGACCAGTCGTATTTGTTCAGTTCCTCGAACAGAGGTTTCAGTTCAGGGTGTCGCTCCACTCCGTTCTTGAGCCAGTTATACGTGTAGCGACAATTACACTCAAACGCCCAACGTCCGTAGCCTTGAAAACCGCCCCGTCCTATCCACTCGGTCGCCTTCTCCCCCATCTCAACCTCGAAGTCGTTGGCGATGTCCGTAGCGTAGTCTGCCTCTTTCGACGACATAACCTCGTCGAAAAGTTTCTTCATATTCTTGATGAGACGTTTCTTGTCTTCAACGTTTGTAGTCTCAACTCTAAACTCAATCTCACCGAAAGCGTCACTTATGTTTGCCATAGTTATTTCCCCAAAATGTTAATCAAGACGTTCACAATATCGTGGTTGTTAAGAGTGGTAGAGATTGTCATATCCCCCTTCGTGATTGTTAGAGTAGCCGTAGCCTTCTCTTCTTCAATCTTCTTCTCGACCAAAATCTTTTTCGCTTGTTGCTCCGCTCTCATTTTCCTCGTCGCCTCTTTCAAGTTCTTGAAGTCGTAGTCTGGTTTCTTGTCTGTCGTATGAAACTCTTTACGCATAAGTCCGTTCTCACGCCCGACAAGATGTTCGGTTAGAAATCCCCTGTTCACTAGGTTGTTTACCCAAGCAATCCCGCCCTTGTCCCCCTTCGGATACCCTAGCATCATAGCCAGTTCGTTTCTGGTTGTTGCTTTAGAAATCTCCCCCGACTTGTCGAGGTTCACTAGCCTTTCGTAGCGTAGTTTTCCCCGTTGTCTTTTTGATAGTTGGTTTTTGTCCATTGTATCTTTTGATACTGTTAGTTTGCTTACAAACATATTATCCTTTCGTTTAATTTTAATTATCTGCCTTCCCTAAACTCACGTTCAAACTCGGCACGTGTCATTTCGTCTTCTTCTTCTGGTTCAAAATCCTCTGGAGAGAAGCCCAAACCGTAGAGGAAGTTCACATCTTCTTCTGTCCAGTCTTCAATCCCACCTATATACGAACCGTAGTAGTCCGCACAGATGTAGAAGTCCATCTCGTCTCGGAAGTAGATTGTATCCACGTCGTCTTTGGTATAATCCTCTGCCAGTCTTTTCTTGTAGTATTCTTTAAGCGTCATTTTTCACTCCCTTAATCTTCACGTTAGTATTTTCAGGGTGTTCGAGGTAGTATCTCTCCTCACGCCCCACGTCTTCGATGAGCGAGTTCGCACATCTTCTGACGTCTTCTTGGTATTCCTCGACGGTATCGTATTCATTACCGTCGAGGTATTCTTCAAACAAGTCTGCCATTACCAACTCGCTAGATAATAATAACTGATGTCGTAGTCCCGAACCCCACTAGCGATTTCGGCGTTGTAGTCGTCGATTATCTCGGCGATTTGTTCGCTACAACTCTTGAGGTCGTCGATGTAGTATTCGTCGTAAGCCGTGCTCCCGAAGAAGAAGCCCGCTTGAGTAGGTAGAAGTTCCTCTGCTAGTTCAGAGTTCACAATCCCCTTGCCTACATACCATTGAGTAGTAGTCATACATACACGGTCGCCGTCAACACTTATAGTCTTGACCTCGTCTCCCCACTTGAACCCGTCTTTGGTTTCGCCGTCGTAGCGAGAAGCAATGATGTCCCCGACTTGAACATCTTCAGCACGTTTCTTCCCCACCTGCTTGAAGTATTTCTTGACGCCGTCCACCTTCTCGAGCACGGCTACGAGTTCGTCTTTGACACGGCTCTCGTATCCGTTCCCGCCGTTTAAGATAGTAGTAGCAAGTTTACTTTTCGCCACCACCTTATCGCACAGTTCCTTGAGTTCCTTGAGGTTGTCTATCGTGAGCCATATCTCTTGACAGTTATCCTCGCCGTCCCCGAACTTGTCGACGATGTAGCGATGTATTGCGTTTGCCTTACGTAAGTAAAGCATTTCAGTTTCCACAATCTCGTGGCGAAGTTTCGGAGCTTTCTCTCCCGCCTTCGTCGCCTTGTGGATTTCGTCCCAGTTATCCGAGACGTGTTTCTTTTTGTAGATTGACATATCCAATCCCATAATAATTCCTTTCGTTTAGGTTAATAATCCCACCGTGCCCACCCTTTTGGTTTTACCAACTGCTATGAGTTGTTGCCGTCCCGTTCGGCTCGACTATAATATAGTCCGTGTCGTCGTCGGGCTCACACTCGTAGCACGGTATCACACGGCTGTTCTTGCCAGTCCGTTTTGCCATTTCCCGTGCGAGTGCTATGGCTCGTTGTTTGTTTGTTTCGACTTCCTCTGGTTCTGACAGGTCGTCGTTCTCCACGATATAATCTCGCTTTCGTTTGGGGGGTGCGAACACCCCCTGACTTGCGAAGTATGAGTTTATCACGTTCACTAGGTTGTTCATTTTACGTGCTCCCACCTATCTTTTAGATAGTCGAGCGAGTAAAACTTGGCGTCCTCGATTTGCTCGTCGTGGTTTTTGTTATAATCCTCGCACCACCATTGGACGTCGAGCCCGTTCATTTCTGTATCGAGTTCGACAACTCGTATGGCGGTTTCCCCCTCTTCGTATTCGTCGTCTTCAAACTTGGCGACCACTACTGCTAGTCTTTTCATAGTTTCCTTTCGGTTAGATTGTTAATGAGCATATACAAACGTCCCTTTCGTTGTCGTATGCTACCCCCATTATAGCACACAAGTCAACATATGTCAACCCCCATTTTCAACAGAGTGTATCGTGATGTCGCCGAACTTTGTTCTATGAACGCTCCCTTCTCCCCCATAATCCTTCTCCCATAATATACTGTCAATCAACTCAAACTCCTCGTCCTTCTCGCACAGAGCCCTCTCAAAATCTTCGCTAGTCCCGTCGAACTCAAGCGTTATCTTCTGTTTCATATGTTCTCCCGTGCCACTCTGTTATAACAATATCTCCGTCCGCATAAACTCCGCCCGCAAGTTCTTCTTTCGTCGGAGCTTTCTCCGCCATATAGTAGAAAGCGACTTCGTTATCTTCAATGTCGAACTCTTTCTTCAACTCGGCGTTCAGTTCCTTCAAGCGTTCTTCTTCCTTCTTGAAAGCTCCCTTGTCTATAATCTCCCCGAGCTTGCTATTCGGATTATAAACGACCACGTATTGCGTTAAGTCGTTCCACCCCTCATTGTCTGGATAGTTCCAATCCACTAGCCACATATGATTTTTCATTTTCAATCTCCTATCTTATGTTTACAGTCTGGACAATGCCAGTCCTTCAGTTCTTGCTTTGTCCACTCCGCCCCGCACTCGTCGCACGTGATAATATCCTTCGCCCCCTTCTTCGTCAATTCTTTTACGCACTCCTCGCACAGAGCCATATACTCCGCCTTCTCAATCTGTATCCCTCGCACAAGTTTCTTATTCTCGTATCCCCAGTCAGCACTCTCCCAAAATAACATTTCGCTAGGATAAAGAGCCCCGCACCTATCGCAACAGTTCCACTCGAGCGGGGATAAGATGTCGTCGAACCAGTCTATTTCTTCGCCACATTTTTTCTTCTCCTTCTCGCACTCCTTCTTCAATTCGTCAGCCGTCAAAATATATGACTTCTCCGCCCAATCTTGAAGCCGTTCTATTATGCCCTGTCTAGTTTCCTTCTGTTTCATATTCTCTCCTACCAGTTATTATTCTGCCAATCTGGAGCGGGATAATCCGCCTTGATTTTCTCTATCACCTCGTCGCTATCGTCTGTAAAACTCTCCATATCCGTAGCGACAGGATAAAACTTTACGTCCTGTATCATACCGTCCTCGCCGTATATAGACACGCTAAAGCCCATAGTTATAGAGCGTTGTTCAACGTCGTCTGGTAAGTTTACATACTCCCCGTCGCTATATATTTCCCCTGTCGTCATTGTGCCGACAAGTTCTTCTTTGTTTACTCTAAAGTATCTCATTTCTCAAGTTCCTTCATATCACTTCTTATGTCGTCAATAAGGTTCTCCATAATCCCGAGCCAATCGACCTCGTGCCCCCACTTTATGAGCCCGTTCTCTAAACTCCAACCGACAATAGTCGCCTCGTCCTCGCTATATATAAGTCCGTCGTCTATCGCCTGTTGTATAGCCTCGTCCTCGTCCTTGCCTTCCTGTTTTATCAGGTTCGCACGTTCCGCAAGCCCCGCTACAATATCGCTATATGCCTCGCATAATGTTTCTCTCATATTCTCTCCTACACGTATAAGTCCACGTTCTTATCGTTTTCGTATTCAGTCCCCTCAACGGCGTGTTTCCACTCGTCATAAAACATCTGTTTCGGTATCCCATAGGTTCTAGGGATAATAACAGCAATCTTCCCGCCCCCTATTTTTTGTATGACTATTTCTTCTGGCGGTATCAAGTCCCCTAGACTATCAAAAATAATCTCCTCAAGTTCTTTTTTCTTCGTTTCAAAATCTTTCATATTCTCTCCTTTACTTCCACCCGTAAACTTCGTTTACTTTATCAGCGAGCGAGCGTGTCGCCTCGTCAAGTTCTTTTTGCGTCCACTTCTCCCCGCCCGCAATCTTCTCCGACAGTTTCTCCCACTTCTCCGTGTCAATCACTTCTCGGAAGGTATATTCGTTCGTGCCGTCGTGGTGATGTCCGAGCCCCCGCACTTCTCCGTCCTCAACATAGACTTCGATGTCGTCAACGTCGCCGTGATAATCAAGTATCACGTTTACATTGTGCTTTCCAGTTTCCTTTACCGCACTATGGCGTCCGTCCCACAATCCGAGCCCCGCAATAATCACAATCTCCCCCGTAGTTTCTATATCAAGGTTCGCTTGTTCGCTTTCCCGCCAAAAATCTGTCTGGCGGTATGCCTCCTCGAGTTTAAGTTCCTCAATTTTCTTTTCGCAAGTATTCGCCAACACGCTACCGAGCCAGTCAAGCCCCGCCAACGTTTCGAGCGTCGACTTTACGTCCTTTACTTGTTCTTCTATACTCTCCTCTCCCGCCTTATAATCAGGTTCAGAGGTAAAGATAATATGCTTTTCGCTTTTCATATAATCCCTTTCGTTTAGATTATGTTTCAATTATACTCCATAAGTCAACATATGTCAATACCCATTTCCTAGTCTGTCGCAAGGATAAAATACTCGACTTCCTCTGGAGTAAAGTTCTTATACGTTTCCTCGTCCGTCCCCGCCCCCTCGCAATCAAGGATATAAGCGTCCAGTTCATGCCACTTGTCAAAATACCATTTCGCAATAGCACTATCGTGGTCAAACTTATACCACTCCCAACCTTTATGGTTCATAACAATCGCTAGAGCCGTGATATATCTGATGTCCTTTTTCCACTCCGCAAAAGCCCGCTTGTAGGTATCCTCAAGCCCAATCCGTGTCCACTTCTCCGCAATCGTAAAGTCCATGCGGAAGGTATTTTCAATCACCGCCACTCCGTTTAGTCCGACGGTATAATCTCCGCCGTCCCTTATTTCTTTTTCAATCCTATTCATTGTCGTTTCCTCAAACTCTTTACTGTTTCCTTTACAAAAGCGTCCTTGTCGCTAAAAGAATAGCCAGTATTCTTTATCAGAATAAAGCCCGACAGCCCGCAATCAACGTCAACGTCGCAATCAAACTCCGCTACCATAGCCCATATTCTCCCGCTATCGACGCCCAGTTCCCCGAGCCTGTTCTTTCCTTGCCATATAGCATAGCAACCGTCGTCGCCACTATGTAGCGTTTTTACGTGTTTAAGAGCGTCGAAGCGTGGTTCTCGCACGCCCCCATACGTCCCGTAAACTCCGTCAATATAGCCACAATCCATAACTAGAATATCGCCATAATCAAGTTTTAGCGTTTTCATTATTCAACTCCCTTCTCGTCAATAAACTGTTGTGCCAAGCGGTCAAACTCCCGCCAGTTTTTTATCGTCGGTTTATGGCGGTATCCGTGATATTCAACTTCCGCCCCCCCAACCCTTCCCCGCTTGTATCACGCCCCAAATATCCCCCCCGACTTGAAAAGCCCCCCGCAAATATAATCTGCCTTCCATTATCGCCCCCCTTCCGTCAAAAAGTCCTCAAAATAACTGTTGCAACCGTTCGCAACCGTCCACGTGTTCCCCCATAAGTCCGTTATAGTCCCCGACTTCAGAGCCTTCCGCAAGCCCGCCGTGTCCGCCGTTATGCTAGCATAATCCTTCAAATACTTCCCGACCGCCTTCAGCGTCGTTCTTGAATAGTCCCAATCGTCCCCGAGCGTTATATGCTTTTCGTCCCTGTCGACCAGAGCGACCAGACTGTTATATGATTGAAAAATGGTGATGTTCCATTTCTCAAACTGTATCACAAACTGGTTCGCCCAAGCGTTCCCGTTGTGATTGAATAATTGTTTTACACGCATTTCTTTTCCTTTCGTTTAAGTTTTAATTGCGTCCCCCATTTTCAAGTATACTCCAAAGTCAACAAAAAGTCAACCCCCCCAGACTTCCGCCCCCCGCCCCGACGCCCCCGCCCGCCATAATCCCCCTGCCGTCCCGTCCGTATATATACACGTGCGTGCGAGCGTATATATACACGCCCCGCCTTCCTGCGACACGTGCCCGTATATAACACGCCCGCCTCTCCCGCCTCTCCTCCTTTCCTTCCT